GATGACCGCTTTATCGGCTAATGCAGGTGATTTAATCTGTCTAAATGACATTCGGATATCTCCTAGTTAGTTTGATTGATTGTTATAAACGTTTAAAATAATAATATACTAACGAAATTTAATATAGATGTCCCAGCCAGAAGCTGGAATTTCATAAAATTGTATAACGTTGCCTATAGTTTCATAAGTTTCTTCTGGATGTTGCAGTACATCATTGACCCAAACGTCAATAAGATCCGCTCGGGCTGGTGTACCGTTCAAAGTGAATGCAGCAGTATCTCCAGGAGCGACAATAGATTGCGCTTCTGGGATTGCTGTATTATCATTTGTAGATGAGGATGTACCTTCAATCAAGTCAAAGATTTCTGTTTCATTTCCGTCCCCAGCTTCTATCACATTTTTCTTTGACTTAGCCAAATTAAAAAGTGACTCCGCAAGGACTCGATTAAAAGATTTATTTTTGATCATACAGACAACACTACCAAACAGTTAATATAGGTGACTGTATTTATACATATCTTAGACGCCGACAAGCTTAATTAGTTCGACTGGGAATGAACTAATTTATCAAATTACCTGTTTGATCATATACGTTGATACGATAATATGAGCCGTCTTGTCCATCTAACTGGTTAGCGTTGGTTGCCGTCCCATTTAGATCGCCTACAAATACAGAAGATGTTACTGAATTGAACACTGCATCATAGGAACTATCAGTAGAAAACTCGCCAGTAACAGGATTATATAGTAATCCATTACCTGCTGAAACAGAGTTACGTGAGCGTTCTTCGGTGAAGTATTGATTGTTAGCACCTTCGGTGATGACATCAGTTGTAGCGGTTTTGTCTAATTTTTGGTTAATCCAGTTTTGAACTGTACCAACGAAATCAGAATCATTACCCATCGCTTCAGCTAACTCATTTAATGTGTCCAAGACCTCTGGAGCACCGTCTACGAGGTTAGTAAGCGCTAGGCTGATAGCTGAGTCAGTATAAGTTTCAGCGGTCGTAACCGCGTTTAAAGCAACTGTATCAGCGTGAGCAATAGCACCATCATAAGCACTATCGATGTTAGATTGTAGCGATGTTTCTAAAACAAGTAAATCAGAATCAACAGCAGACTGTAAATTATTAAGTTCAGAATTAAAGTCGGAGTCCAAGTCTGAGATAGCTTGGTCTGTGTAGTTGTTAGCTGATAAAAGCGTAACAAGTGAATCTGAATCAGAGACAGCTTCAGCATATGCTTCAGCGTAGTTTCTTGTCGCTAAGATATTTGTGTTAGCTGATATTACACCAGTTGTACTATTATAGTCTATTGTAGAAGATCCGTCAACAGCTAATCTAGCACGTTCATCTGTAAAGTATAAGTTATTGCCTTCGGTAACAACAGATGTTGTCATTCCATCAATCGTTTCTAATGCCTTTTGAACAGTATCATCATTACCAGATAGTACACCATCAAAGTTAGCTGTAAGCGAAATAATGTCAGAAGCAAACTTAGCTTCTTGAGGAATTACTGATAAAGGTACAGGGAACGTTGAGCGAACTGGTTGAGAACCACCAAACTGAAAATCAAATGAAGTGATATTAGAACTACGACTTACACCATAGTATTTAAATGCTACACGGTCGCCTTCATTAAATAGCGTATTCTGTAATAATGCGTCAGCTTGAAACTCGCCATATTGAATATCACTAACAACGTCAGTCATAGAACTGGTTGCGAGTAAAGTCTCATTTAAATCTGAATCAATTTTATAAACTTCAAAGAAGAACTCAGCGTCACCAGTTCCATCAGCTTCGTGTCTGCGAACATTACCAACAGTATGAACATTTATGATACCAGTTGAACCAACAAGAACACCAGCATCAGAAACTAACTGCGCAATAAAGGTTCTATCTGAATCAATCAAGCCCGTATTAATATCAACAGGAGTTGTATTAAAATCAGAATCATCTAACGACGTTACCATCTGAGTGTAACCGCCATCAATATCCACAAACGTAGTTGTAGGGAAGAAAGTAATCGCAGAGGTAAGAGAGTTGATATCTAATTTAGTAGAATGTAAATGGTCAATAGCTTCTTGGACGTTGGTAGAATTCATATCCGTACCAGTATCGTCAAACGCTATAGCGCCAGCATCTAAGTTTAAATCTTCGACATATTGCTTAGTTACAACATCATTAATAGAAACAAGAACATCTGAATCTGTTACAACGGTGTTGCCATTAATGGTTAAATTGCCAGTTAGTGAGATTCCAAACTCACCCATTTCAAGTCTATCTGAATCTCGCCATAACATCTTAAACGTATTGTCGCCATACGCATTATGCTTGATTACTGTGTTAGAACCGTTATGATAAAATTTAGTTTCTTCATCAGTACCAACGGTAAACGAGAATCCGTCATCTAAGATTAAATCCGCGTCGATTGATGCGCCGTCTGAGTTATATGCTGCGATTTGAACGACCATTCCTTCATCAACTGGATAACCCAGAGAGATTGAAGAGCCGTCAATAGCAGTATAATCGATTCCTTGGTGGAGTAATACACCATTGAGGTAAACTTGAATTCGTCTAGGGGATGCTAAATCGTAAGAGAGATAATTGCCGTAATCATCTGCGCCAGTAATATTTTGTAGCGTACCGTCAGATGTGTAGATATACGTATTGAAAGTACTGACAAGTCCAGAGCGAGCGTCACCGCCAACTTCGATGACTTGTTCAACACCATCATAAGCACGTTTTAAGTATAGTTTACCGTCAGCCGTGTTAACCGCCAACTCACCTAAGTTTAGTTGGTCAACTAACGGTACTCTTCCTGGGACTGCGGAACGACGCAGTTTAATATCTACATTGCGAGCCAATTTAGGCTACTCCTACTTCAGTCATCCCTTATATAAGGGTTGTAATTTAAAATAATATGTGTCACTTCGTATATACGAATTATGTAACAATCTTATTTATTAATATGTTCCACCGTCTATTTGATAGACATGTGTAAGACCTTCAGCAGAAACTGTAAATTGGTCTGAATCAAATTTAGCAATACCAGCATTAGTTGTAGAAGCAAATTCAGCAGAAACGATTAATTCGTCGTTTACATCATTATATGCTAGGTCAATTCCTTCGCCTGCAGTAAATAGATTTGAAACACGGTCATCAATAAACTCGCCAATCTCAATATCATTAATTGAAAGTGGAGCAAGTACGTTAAGACCTTTATCGATATTTACTTGGTCGCGTGTCGCATCATAAACGATTGATACGTCAGCGCCAGCGATGAATATTCCAGCACCGTCTGCTTCGGCTGGAGTTGTGGCAGAATCAGCTAGGGTAAGTGTTAGGTCATTAACCGACATTACCGTAGAGTTGATTATAGTCTGTGTACCTTGTACGACTAAGTCACCACGAATAATTAATGTACCACCGTCCGAATCCGTCGGAGCAGGGTCGATGTACATAGTGTTTGAGCTATCTGTAGAAGAAAGTGTATTTCCTTCTAATTTTAAATTACCAACTTCAACTTTTGTTAAGTCAGTAACTTCGCTGGATAACGCAGCATTAATAGTATTTGTTAGAGAGTCATATGTGACTTCAACATTATCAGAACCTGTAAATGATAGGTCTGAATCTAATAGTGAAATCGCATCACCATTAATTGTTAAATTGGTCGCTATGTCAACTGAACCAGCAGCAGACAAGCGTCCGTCTGAGTCTACAGTAAATGTAGGTATTTCAGTTTCAGAACCATACGAACCTGCAACAACGCCTGTAGGGGCAATAGCATCAGCAACATAATTGGCTAATGTATTGTCAACATAGAATTTGGTTGTCGCGTCAGCAGAATCAACTGGTTCAGCGAGATTCGTAATACGAGTCCCACTAACGTCAATATTCTGACCAGCAGCTGGAGTGAATACAATATCACCAGCAGTAGTTGAAATTACATTTCCGTCAAAGACTAAGTCATCAACTTTAAACTCATTTACTTTACCGTCAGCGTCAACGATAAGTGCCGTATTTGGTGTTAGTTGACCAAAGGGTGCTTGTCCTTCACCGCCTAATAGGTCAACAAAGTATTTACCACCGATGACTTCGTGATTTATCGCGTCGCCATTAGTTTCGACGCCAGTACCGATATATAATCTATCACCACCTTCGCCATTATAATATGAATAGGCTAATTCACCTTGTCCTAGTAGCGAGGGATTTCCCTGGACTCCGGAACGTTTAATCCTAATGAGTGATGCCATTAGTACTGACCTCCATTAATTTCTTGCTTCTCTAATAATTTTTGAGCATGCCAAGCTTCATCACTTTCGTGATATACTAAGACATCCCCTTCTGTTGGACCGCCATTTAGGTTGATATCATTCAGACCAGACAATGTACCGTTATCTGAAGTCACACGGCGAACAGGTCGACCAAGAGTAACTCTTTTAACTTTAGTTGTTGTGCCTGTTGAAACTCCTGAGACGATATGTTTCGTGTCTGAGTTCGATTTAGATATCTTTCTGACTGGCATGCGCTTACCTTGTTACTGAAGGAGAGACTTTAATCTTACCTTCTAGAATGCGTTCTACCATTAAATTACCGTCACTATCGCTGTAACTTAATTCAACGTCATAAACATACCTACCTCTTGTAGATAAATCGTCTGTTTGTTCGTTTGTAAGGGAAAGGACTACAATACCATCGGTCGCAGGTTGAGAAACGATAGCAGTAAAGTCAATAGTCTTATCGGTGTCACTGTTGAAAGACTTTTTCATCTTCGCTTCAACAGCGTATCCAGTGAGGTCTTTTGTAGAACCATCAAGTTCTACAAGCTCAAGTTCAAACGCTACGTCCGAACCTTGAGATATAGTAAAGTCTTCATAAGTTGTTGACATTAAAAAAATCCTAGTTCTAAATTCCTACAAAACAGTTAAATGTATTTATAAGAATTAGAAACTAGGATTTTTATGTTTTATTAAATTAAACTTCCGAAGATATATCTTCTAATACCATTTCACGGAATTCTTCTGAAGTATCACTCCAGTCAAATACATAAGAAACAGTAACGCGCCAACATTCACTCTCAGCAGCATGGTACAGTTGCTTTTCAGGTTCAGCATGAGAACCAAAATAAGCAGCTTTGCAAGTCCATTTACCAGCACTATCTTCACACTTGACAATTTCTTTTGTCTCAGGGTGAATATAAGAGAAGTGCCCGTCGCCAGTTTCAGACCAAGTAAAGACTAGGTTATAACCTGGAGCATTTGCGTTGTTGTGCCATGAAATGAATCCACCTGGAGGATATACTGCACACAATGCGTTATGCTTAACCGACAAGAAGTTCATCATGCGGTCATTAAGCTCGCCTAGCTTTTGGGTCATGTCGCGTTTGAATACTGGGTCAGCATCACCTTTGAAAAAGGTATGAGCGCGTTCAGACAGTTTAAAGTTATATGCCACCAACATATCAGGGAAGCCTTCATGGGCAGATCCTTGATCAACAACTTCTTGACGATACGTATCACCCATCCAATGAGGACGTTGACGTGCATGTTCTTCTGCTGTTAGATGACAATTTTCAACAAACCCTTCCATCTGGTGAAGGCTTGCGTATTCGTTTAGAATCTCTAACAGTTCTGGATTGTTGACATCCACGTGCTTGAGATATGAGTCGTTAATCTGTGTCATAAGATTGGTTTATCCTTTTCTAAGCCAGCAGAGAAGTGACGTAAAATCACTGGTCCATCTTTAGGCTGAGTTCTTGCCCAATTAAGAGCGTTGTAATAGTTCCACCGTAAGTCGTCATCAAAGATACCGACTTTAAGATCTTTATATTTTTCTTCTTTCTCGGTCAACCACCACAAGCTAAACTGATCCCAAGATTTAAGGGAGTCAGCATAACCTTCTGGCCACCAAGTATCGTTCATCTGCCTTTGGGTTAAGTCCCACCAATCTTGCATGAATTCGCGCACAATTGGTTTAGACATATCATACAAACAAACGCCACCACAAAGGACAAATTTAGCTTTGCCTTCTGGTGTATCAAAATCACGTTCTGCATATATGTAGTCACGATCATCAGTTAGTTCAGAGAATACCATATCATGGTCTTTCATCTCATCCCAAACTTTAACGATATCTTCGTGCTCACATTCCATATCAGCATCAATATACATTGTAAGGTCATATGGCGATCTTGCCATACCCCACAATTTCGCTCGATAGTGGTCATCACAGAAAATAACTTGATCTGCAACATCGTATCCACGATCGTCAATAAATCTTTCTTCGGTAACAATACAAATGTTACACTCGTCTTCAGGTTCATAAAAGTCTCGAAGCGATTCTGCTAGATTAATAGCATACAAATAAAAGTTGCGATTGCGACTCGCGACGATAACAAACCCTTTACTTTTATTTTCCATTTTACTCAACCTCAAGCGATTCTTGTAAAATCATAATAGAGTATAGATCTACTTCTATTCGAGATTTAGCTCGACGCAACTTACCTTTAAGTTTTCGGTTCTTTGAGTTTTTAATCTCTTCAACTTCAAACGCTTCTAGTTTATAGTTGAAAAGTTTTTCTAATTTTCTTGCTTTCTGATGCTCAAGGTCACGTTGTTTGTTTTCTTCAGCTTCAGCTTTTTTACGCTCTACACGTTCTGCAGTTTCGCGGTCAATAGCTTCTTCACCTAGTGTAGCTACAACCTCATCAAACATTTCGTTTGGCGAACCATCACGTTCATTGCGGTTTAATTTCATAACTTGTCGAATTTCTCGACCTTCATCGTCAACAATTTCTAAGATACAGTTAAGTTGATTTTTTTCTTCTGTTTCCCAGAACGCATTATCCAGCCATTTTTTACTAGCCATTATAAACTCCAATTGGTATTAAAAATTCATTTCAGTCATTATATAGTCGTATAATAAAGTGGGTCTTCCTTGACCCACTTGTTCCTATTATACTATAAAGAGTACAATTAAGCAACCCTTACATATAACGTGTATGTTTCAACAATGTTAAATGTAGGTTGGATAGTCATACCAGTGTAGTTACCTACAAACGCTCTTGAATAGTTTCCTATAAAGTCGCGCGAATAATTACCAGTGTATCCAGTAGCATATTCACCAATGTAGTTACCAACATAAGTTGATACACGATCACGAGTATAATCAGCACTATAAGCTGAAGTACGTAAACGAGAATATGCACTTACACGAGTACGTGAGAACACGCTTGTGTAGTTACCAGTATATTCACCAGCAAAACCACGACTATAGTTACCAACATAATCACCTGCGAAGCCACGAGAATAAGTTCCAGTGTATTCGCCAGCAAAGTTGCGAGCATAGTTGCCAGCATATGTTGAGAAACGAGTACGTGAGTATGTGCTGATACGGTTACGTGTAAAGTCACGCGAATAGTTACCAGCAAACCCACGGCTATAGTAACCAGTGTATTCACCTACAAAGTTACGAGCATATGTACCTGCATAAGCAGATGGACGTGAACGAGTGTAAGTTGACATACGTAAGCGAGTGAAGTCACGTGAGTAGTTACCTGCGAATCCGCGAGAGTAAGTACCAGTGTATTCACCTACAAAGTTACGAGCATATGTACCTGCATAAGCAGAAACACGAGTGCGAGCATATACAGATACGCGGTTACGTGAGTAATTACGTGAGTAGTTACCAGCAAAGGCACGGTTATATGTACCAGTGTATTCACCAGTAAACGTTCTAGCATAGTTACCAGCATATGTTGACGGACGAACTCGAGCATAAGCAGAAACACGTGAACGTGTATAGTTGCGAGAGTAGTTGCCAGTATATGTTGTCGCATATGTACCAGTGTATTCACCTACAAAGTCACGAGAGTAGTTACCTGCGTAAGCAGAAGAACGAACTCGAGCGTAAGCAGAAACGCGTGAACGTGTATAGTTGCGAGAATAATTACCAGTGTATGTAGTTGCATACGCACCAGTATATTCGCCAGCAAAGTTACGTGAATAGTTACCAGCATATGTCGAAGTACGTGTGCGAGCATAAGAACTTACACGAGTACGAGTAAAGCCACGAGCATAGTTACCAGTATAAGTGGTAGCATAAGCGCCTGTGTACTCACCGACGAAGTTACGTGAATAGTTACCAACATAGTTACCAGCAAATCCACGAGCATAGTTACCTACGTATTGACCAGAGAATCCACGGGTATACTGACCAGAGAATCCACGAGAGTAAGTACCAGTGTATTCACCGACAAATGTACGGTTATATGTGCCAGCATACTGACCAGAGAATCCTCTTGAGTAAGTACCAGTGTACTCACCTACGAATCCACGGCTATAGTTACCAGTAAAGTCGCCAGTGTAGTTACCGACATAGTTACCAGTGTAATTACCAGCAAATGTTCTTGCGTAGTTACCGCCGAATGTACGAGCATAGTTGCCGACGTAGTTACCAGTGTATTGACCAGAGAAACCGCGAGCATAGTTACCAACATAGTTGCGCGCATAGTTGCCAACGTAGTTACCAACATACTGACCAGAGAATCCACGAGCATAGTTACCAACATAGTTGCGAGCATAGTTGCCGACGTAGTTACCAGTGTACTCACCAGCGAATCCACGAGCATAGTTACCAGTGAATGTTCTTGCGTAGTTTCCTACGAAGTTGCCAGCAAAGTTAGTTACACGATCACGAGCATATGTTGAGACACGGTTGCGAGCATAAGCTGAAACACGAGTACGGACATAAGCGCTGTAACGAGTACGAGTAGAAGTACGAGCGTATTCGCCAACAAAGTTACCTGCATATTCACCAGCAAACGTTCTAGCATAGTTACCGACGAAGTTACCTGCGAATGTAGTCGCATAGTTACCAACAAAGTCACCAACATAGCCTGCTGTACGGTTGCGCGTGAAGTCACCAACATAGTTGGTAATACGAGTACGAGCATAAGCGCTATAACGATTACGGGTAGAGTTACGTGTAGAAACTCGAGTAAAGTCACCAACATAGTTTGTGATACGAGTACGAGCGTATGCACTGTAACGAGTACGTGTAGAAGTTCTAGTAGAAGTTCTTGCGTAGTTACCAACGAAGTTACCAGCAAAGTTTGTTACACGGTTACGCGTAAAGTCACCAACATAGTTTGTGATACGAGTACGAGCGTATGCACTGTAACGAGTACGTGTAGATGTACGCGTTGAAGTACGAGCGTAGTTACCTACGAAGTCGCCTACGAAGTCACCAGTGTAGTAACCTGTACGAGTATAATAACCTGTACGAGTATAATCAGCAGCGTATGCGCGAGCATAGTTACCAACGAAGTCGCCAGTATAGACATTCGTACGAGCATAGTTACCTACGAAGTCACCAGTATATACTAATGTACGAGCATAGTTACCAGTATAGTAGTAAGTACGCGCATAGTTACCAGTATAGTAGCTTAAACGGTCACGAGCATACGATGGGTAGTATGGGCGGTTACGAGTATATGCTGGATAGTAAGCACGGTCACGAGCATATGATGGATAGTAAGCACGGTCACGAGCATATGATGGATAGTAAGCACGGTCACGAGAATATGATGGAGTAATACCGCGTGCACGAGTGTATACTAATGAACGAGTTGAAGTACGCGTATAATATCCAGTTCCAACGAAGTTACCAGTATAGTAGCTAGTATAGAACTCAATATCACCTGGATCTGGACCCATTGGTGGTCCATATCGAGTAGAGACTCTCGTTGAAGTTCTAGTCGAAGTTATCGGACGAGTATAGTTACCAGCATAATAACCTGTACGAGCATAGTTACCAGTATAGTAAACTGTACGAGCGTAATTACCTGTGTAATACAATGTACGAGCATAGTTGCCAGTGTAATACAATGTACGAGCGTAATTACCTGTGTAATACAATGTACGAGCATAGTTGCCAGCATAATACAATGTGCGTGAGTAGTTGCCAGTGTAGTAGAAACCACGTTCACGTGAGTACGTTGGGTAATAAGGACGCTCACGGCTATACGAAGGTGAGGTTGTATAGTTTGTTACACGAGTACGGCTGTATGAAGGTGTAGTTGTATAGTTAGTAACACGTGTACGAGCAAATGCGCGAGCATAGTTACCAGTGTAATACAATGTACGAGTATAAGCTAGTGTACGAGTAGAAGTACGTGTTGAGTTAGTAACACGTGTACGAGCATATTCACCAACAAAGTTACCAGCAAAGTTACCAGCATATCCACGAGCATAGTTACCTACGAAGTCACCAGTAAATGTAGTTGCATAGTTACCTACGAAATCGCCAGCATAGTCAGTAACGCGTGTACGGGCATATTCGCCAACAAAGTTACCAGCATAGTTGCCTGCGTATCCACGAGCATAGTTACCAACAAAGTCGCCAGTAAACGTAGTTGCATAATTACCAGTAAAGTTACCAGCAAAATCGCCAACATAGTTACGAGCATAGTTGCCTACGAAGTCACCAGTAAATGTAGTTGCATAATTACCGATGAAATCGCCAGTATATGTTACAAGTCTGTTTCTAGTAAAGTCGCCAACATAGTTAGTAACACGAGTACGAGCGTAAGATGAAACACGACCACGCGTAGAAGTACGAGTACTTGTTCTTGCATAGTTACCGATATAGTTACCAGCAAACCCACGAGAATAGTTACCAACGAATCCACGAGAATAGTTACCAGCAAACCCACGTGAATAGTTACCGATAAAGTTACCAGCAAAGTTCGTTACACGGTCACGAGCATAAGCTGATGTACGAGCACGCGAGTATGTTGATACACGGTTGCGTGAATAAACGCCTGTATATGTACCAGCATAAGCAGAGCTACGAGTACGAGCATATGTACTTACACGATTACGTGAATATGTGCCAGTGTAGTCAGCAGCATAAGCAGAAGTACGAGTACGGGCGTATGTGCTTACACGGTTACGTGAGTAAACGCCTGTGTAATCAGCAGCGTATGAACTTACACGAGCACGAGTATAAACTGAAGCGCGAGCACGAGTATAAACGCCTGTGTAATCAGCAGCAAACGCAGTTAAGCGAACGCGCGAGTATGCGCTTGAACGAGTTCTAACGTAAGTACCAGCGTAAGATGATACACGGTTACGTGAATATGTACCAGCATAAGAGCTTACACGGTTACGAGCATATGTACCTGCATAAGCAGAAACACGGTTACGTGAATAAACTGAAACGCGGTTACGTGAGTAAGTACCAGCATATGTGCTTACACGATTACGCGTGTAGTCTGCAGAGTAGCTAGATGGGCGAGTACGTGAATATGTACCACTGAAAGTAGAAACACGACCACGAGTATACGCACGAGCGTAGTTACCAACGAATCCACGAGCATAGTTACCTACGAATCCACGGGCATATGTACCTGAGTAAGCTGAGTTACGAGTACGAGCATATTCACCAGTAAAGGTAGAAACGCGACCACGTGTAAACGCACGAGCATAGTTACCGCCGAACGCACGGCTGTAGTTGCCTGTGAATCCACGAGAGTAAGTACCAGCATAAGATGAATTACGTGTACGTGAATATGTTCCAGTAAACGTAGAAACACGACCACGAGTAAATGCACGGCTATAGTTACCAGCAAATGCACGTGAGTAATTACCTATAAAGTTGCGAGCGTAGTTGCCAGCATATGTACTTACACGATCTCTAGAATATGTTCCAGCATAAGCTGATACACGGCTACGAGTAAATGCACGGCTATAGTTACCAGCAAATCCACGGCTATAGTTGCCAGCAAATCCACGAGAATAGTTACCAGCATATGTACTTACACGAGTGCGCGAATAGGTTCCTGTGTATGATGAGATACGTTCGCGAGTATATGCACGAGAGTATTCACCAGTAAATCCACGAGAATAGTTGCCCGCAAAGTTTCTTGAGTAGTTACCTGAGTAAGTAGATGTACGTGTACGCGCATATACACCAACATAAGAGCTTATACGAGTACGAGTAAACTCACCAGTATAGTTACCAGCAAACCCACGAGTGTATTCGCCAGCAAATGCGCGAGCATAGTTACCAACGTATGTGCTTACACGAGTACGTGAATAAGTTCCAGTATATGTTGAAATTCTTTCGCGAGTATAGTTTGCAGAATATGCAGAAGAACGTAGACGAGAATATACGCCAATGAAATCACCAGTGTATTCACCAGCAAAACCACGTGAGTAGTTACCAGTAAAACCACGTGAGTAGTTTCCAATGTAGTTACCTGCGAATACATTGCTTGTTGTTCTTGAGTATGTACCAACAAAAGTTGAAATACGGTTACGAGTATATGCCGACACGCGAGTCTGAACATAAGCAGAGTTACGTGTGCGAGTATAGTCAATCTGTGCTGTTGTTAATTTTGTATTAAAAGCTGTACCAACTGCTCTCCATACACCACCACCGATTGGAGCACCTTGTGCTGAAGAACGTAACTGGTATGAACCAATCTCGCCTGCACTTGCTCTTAATGTTTTAATGCGTTGACCCAATACTTGTTGGATCTCAGCGTCTGTCATTTCTTGGAAGCCGTCGAAGCTTGAACCGTCATAACGAATACGAACAGGACGAGTTGCTGCAACAGATGCCATTGAATTACGGACATAGATGTGATAGTTAGTTGATGCTCCGTCGCCACGGGTATCTGAAAACACATTAGAAATGTGAATAGAATAATCAGAACCTGGAGAAGAAGATGCTAATCTGTATGTTCCAATATAGTCATTTTCGACCATATTACCCAATACACGTTTAGCGAGATTAGTTAAATCCGCGTCTACCATTTCGTAGAAGCCTGGATTTGGGTCTTGTTCGTAGTAACCTACAGGAATATTCTGACCAGATTCACTTGCTGGTCCAGCCACTTGACGCAAGGTCGTAGTAGTTGATCCAGATGTGATCTGACTAGCAGGGTGAGTTCCAGGTGATTCGTTGAAATATGTATCAACATATGAACCAACCGCAACGCCACTAGGATCAAGAGTTAATGAGCCAGTATCTGGTGTCAATAATGCTTGTCCGACTGCATACGCCAAATAGTTTTCTTCTATTGGCGTGAATTCCCTCAGGTCACCATCTGAATTTAGTATTTTTAATGGGATACTAGATGCTGACACTTTAATCGCTCTCTTTTTTAAAAGTTAATAGGATGCGTTTATTTATATAAATTTTACCCAGTAGGGATATCAAAAATCAGTGAATGCTTTAACACACACACCTGATAGTATAACTTATTTAGGATGTAAAGTAAAGGTAAAAAATAACTTGACTAAATTGAATTTATAGTATATAATATTCTTGTAGAAAGGGGAAAGAGAATAGGGAGTACAGAGACTCCCTTGTTCAGATACTATGGTTGAATTGGCCATGATAATGATTGCACAGAATCAAATTCATTTGGTAGACTAGACATAAAGTCTCTGAGTTCTTGACGATATGCTTGCCAAGCAGTCTTTTCTTCTTCTGTGAATGGAGCGTCTGGCATTTGAGTCCAATCGCTTTGAGCTAGTAAACGGTCACGATGTGTTCTAACATCACTCACCAATAACTCTTGATCCCATTCCCAATCTGTACCATTATATATAGCGTGACGATTAGGCGGTGTACCTACGTGAATGAATGTCTCACCATCCCAAAAGTGAAGCATTGGATTCCACCCAATGTTCATGAACCCTTCTGGCATGTTATCTTCAGTAATATGGATTACCGTCATCCCATCCGTTGTACCTTCTGGCTTTAATGTTGCTTGAGGAAATTCTACATTCATAATGCGACCTGTACTTTCCTCAATAGTAGCCACATATTTTACTACTTTACTCATTTTATCATTTCCTCTAATTAAGATATTCCTGCAATCCAGATAGTACCATAATTATCATAATAGTATATCGGATTAAAATTTTCTGTTGGTGATGGTTCATTTTGATATTGATGAACGTATCTTACTGATGTAGTATCAGCTATTACTCGTAGTCCACTATAACTACCTAACGTGTCCCAGAACGAACCACTCATATCAATATAATTATTTAGATTGTTACTTATCTGGTCAGAAGCGTTGCCTGCTCCACCCACTGATCTAGCTGGTATAATTGAATTGATAGTCACTTTAGTATTATATTTTATTTTACGCGAATCAAATGAACTAGCACCAGCTGCAGTTAATGTTTGTAATCCATAGTCGCCTGTTGGAGTGACATCAGTAACATCTTGAATTATCATGTAGTTACAAGCAACAGGATTAAATGCATCATTCCAAGCCATACCATCGCCATAGTATGCACCAGAATCACTGGTAACGAACTTCAAAGTTGGACCATTTCTAGTTCCAGCTTTTATGCATAAAGGATAGTCACCTAATGCACCGCCAGTAAATGTTTGTACAGCAGCATATCCTGTTCCAGCAGTATTAAGTAATGGCTTCACCAATATTTTAGCTCTTGGGCTAATGCCTGTCACATTTACAGAACTTCCTGTTCCAATGTGAGTTACTACATACTGGACGTAACCTTTTTCTGTATCAATTTGAGTGATGACATTGCCACCACTATCATATGATTGAACCTGTAATCCGTAACTCATTTTCTAAATCCTTATCGCAATTAAGGTAGGACTAACATTGTAATTTCTAGTATTAGTAACTGTCAACGTATTGCCCGATGTTGTTAAATTAATACCCTCATAGAATACAACTAAGGATACTGTGACTTTACTAGGATCACCAACATCTTCGATTGTTACGGTAGCTGATGAGTTAGCGTTAACCGCAACAGTTCCGTAGAATGCCAAATTAATAACTCGCGTTGTAGGATTAATTATTTCTGTAGTACCATCTGGACCATATACAACTAATCCGTATTCAGCATCAGAACCTGACGATGCTGTATATGTAGGAGCTTCCCCAGAACCACCTGATATTGTACGTGTGTATGTACTTGTTCTGGTAGATGTTATTGTATAATCTCTAGTAAAGTTTCTGCTATACGATCTTGTGAATGTTCCAGTAAAGACTCCAGTCGAAGATCTAGAATATGTGCCTACAAAATCTCTAGAGTAATTCCCGATAAAGGCTCTAGAATAATATCCAGTATAATCTTCAACAGATGTTCTACTAAAGTATCCATATGTAGTTCGAGTAAAATTACCTACGAAATCTCCGGTGTATGAGGTAGCGTAGAATAATATATTTGGTTCGCCTTGGGGATTATAATAACTTCGGGCGTATGTACCAATACGAGTACTCGTGACTTCAGGGCGGTATCTTGAAAAGTATCCAGTTCTACTAAACCCAGTAAAATCAGCTGATGTTCCACCAGCACGTGTTATAGTTCTGGAAAAATATTGAGTGGTTGTATAATCGTAAGTTGGCATTAGTTCTCCTGGAATCCTGGTGGCGCGCCAACAAACACTGTACAAGTAACAACTTCAGATGAACGAGTACAAACACGTGTGTATGAACCGCCATAAAATGCGGTATAATCTCTTAGGAAGTTCTGTGCTCTAGCTCTTGAATAATAAGTAGTATAGTTTAGCGTTCTACTAAAGTAATCTTCGTCGAATCTTGTACTTGTTACAGATGTTCTGACAGCAGTAAAGTTCTGTGTTCTATCGCCCGCATATGATTCTATTCTTGTACGCGAAAAGGATCTGCTATAATAGCCTGTATAATCCCTTGAATAGTTTCCTATATAATCCCTTGAATACGTGCCGTCATAGCTTGTTGTAAAACCTTGCGAAAATGTACTGTCGCGATATCTGGTATAATCCCGAGAAGAAGTTACGGCAACATAATTACCAGCAAATGATAATGTCCTTGTATATGATAAAGTATAATCAGCCATTATTTAATCCTTATGCTGTAAGTCGACCAAACTTAACACGTAAGTTACCCGACCCATCAAAAATATTCATTACATCATTAGTCATCGTCATAGAACCATTATTACCAGTAGAGCTTATATTTAGCTGTCCAGTAACAGTAGCATTTGAGAGTAATACTTGGTCGCCATCTACTGTGAATGGCTTAACAGCATTATTTGATGCGTTCACGATACCAAACTTATCAGCAATGATAACCATATCAGCAGTCGCGCCGTCATTATTAAACTCAATACCAGCAACATGGTTGTTAGCATTTAGGTTTAGTGTATAGCCTACTTCTGTGCCAGCTTCTCCGATGGCAGTGTAGAGTTCTTCTGTTGCCGTGGCGAACTGAGCCGAATCTACATATGTTGATAATGCTGTTGTGAATTCTGATCTAGCGCTGGCTAATGTCGCAGTATCTCCTTGAGTGACAAATGTACGGAGAGCTTGATCGGCTGTTGCTGCAGCAGCTCCTGTTACATATGAGCTAAGTGCAGTATTGAATTCTGAGATAGCTTGGACTAGGTTGTCTGAATCTTGTTGTCTTACATATGTACGAAGGTTTTGATCAGCTGTTGATAAAGCATCTTCATCTATATAAGATTCTAATGCAGTATTGAATTCTGAGATAGCTTGGACTAGGTTATCCGAGTCACGTCTGATTACTTCAGATCGTAATGTTTGATCAGCTGTCGCAATGACATCAAACAATGCGCCATTACTGTCGAGCAATGTTAGTTTTGAATTTAGTGTAGTGATGTCTGCTGTTACTACGGTGATCGAATCACTGTTAGCATGTATTCGAGCATATAGGTCATCTGTAATACCGCCAACCGCATTCGCGACATCTTCTGGATTAACTTCTAATCCGCTGTCAAGAGCTTGCTGTAGAGATACTTGGAAGCTATCAAAGCGACCAGATAAGACTTCAATTCCACTATCAGTGGCTGAAGCTGCAGCAACAAGGTTTGATATAGCAGTTGCATTGGCTTGTATGAGTGGAGTTAAGTTACTATCAAGTAATGATAGATCTGCAGATAAGTCTGTAACTGACTGAGATACAACACTAATCTCATCTGAGTTAGCATTGATTCTTGTTTCTAATGTACTGATTGCGCCACCAACAGCTTCAACTATAGTAGCAGAGTCTATATCGATACTACCAGTAAACTCAGCTTGAAGATCAACTAAGTCTTGAGCCAGCACCTCAATACCACTATCAAGTACCGATATTTGAGCAGTCAATGAACTATTTGCTGTGGCGAGTGCCGATAACCCTGTATTAAGATCATTGTAGCTAGTTGACAAGTTAGTGAAGTCTTGAGCAAGTAGAATGAATCCACCTTCAACACTATCAATCCTTGATACTATTCCAGTCTCGGCTATTATATCGTAGATTTGACCAGAGTCTATTTGTCCTTGAATTTCAGTATTGAATATGATTGACTGGATATAATCAGAGTCTATTATATTAATAAATGTACTTTGGTCAATATAGTTATTAATAGTATCGCTGTTAATGTAGCTATTAAATACATTTTCGATAGCATCACTATCTACTACCCAACTCGCCAATTCAAAGTTTTCATTAATCTTGTCTATACCAGCATTGATATGGTCTGTTAGATTTATTATTTGGAATGACATTCTAAAGTTTCTCCGCTATTTGAGAGAGTAATGCTTTTATATCGGTTACATCTTTCTCTAATTTATCTAATCTTTGCGCTTCTTGGATTCTTGCCAATTTACGTGCCTTTGCTTGGGCTATACCAGCGCGATCGGTATTAAGGATCGCGCCAGTTCTTTTGTCTCTCATTAAATTAGTATGACCTTTCACTTTTTGTAACATGTTATACCGCCAGCGCTATAGTTCTGAAATCAGTAACAATAGGAACTTTACTTGAGTTAGTTGATTTCATAACAAGCTTAGTTTGGAATATGCTAAATTGGTCTAGAGTTTCTATGCTGTATGAGTATTCACGTACAACATCACGACTTTCATCGCTTGGAACTTCAGCTTCAATATCAACTTTAACCCAATCAGCGATCTCTAAAGATGAATCGTCTGTGGCAGTTTTAACATACACATCAAACTGAGCATCACTTGGACGGTGCGCAGAGAACAATATTTTAAGTCCTTCAGCAGCTTCATCTAAGATTACTGGAGTTGTGATATGTTGAGCAGCATCATTCATATCTATAACATTTTCTATAGTCATTACAGAAGTTCGTTGAAGGTCAATCAAAGGAGATACTTTAGTATCATTTGTTGACAACGTTACAACAAATTCCATATCTTCAGGAGAAGCAACAATAGTTGGCTTATCATTTAGGTTAGAGTCATTCAGGAATACCTGCTTAGACGCAACCGAAGAATATGAGTTATTATACAATGGATTGTTACGATTACCGCCATAAGAAGCGCCAGAAGTCTGGCGGACTGTAGCAGTAATGCTTGTTCCATTTGGAATGATGTTAGCGATGTTAGGGATCAACTCATCAATCATAATTTGTTCATTAACTACAACCTGATCACCACCACCTAATACAGATGAAGTAGCGACTGTGCCAGCATTAATTGTATAACCATCCCAAGAAACACTTGCGATAATATGATTGCCGTTAATACTTGATGCGCTTACCCCACCAATTGTACCTTGTACGCCTGAGATTTCAACTTCATCATTAGCGTTAAATCCATGTCCTTGATGCGCGATATGAACCAAAGCACTACTACGTTCAACTGAAATAGGATCATTACCAAGAGTAATCTTAGGAACTTCTACATTAGATAAAACCACGTTAGCAGAAGTCGAGAACGATGCGTTATATAATTCAAACATCAAGTCTTTAGTTTGGTCTGCTGTCCAAGTAGAACCATTCTGCGATAAGAATAAAGAACCAAGAGTTGGTTGCTTGTTAACACGTCCTTCGCGTCGGTTTGGACCAAGAATGAATTCATAAGTTTCAGCAACATATGCGTTATACTTAACAGACTCTGCTAATAGTACTACTGCATATTCTTCGCCTGGAGATAAGTAAACTGGTTCATCAAATTGAACATCAGTACCGCCTTGTGTTCTGATGTCAGCAATATCAGTCTGATCCGTCATCGGTGTTACGTTGATGAGAGAAGGAGATATAAACTTAGAAGAACCTGGAACCAAACGTGTAGTCGGAATACCATTTTCTACAGGACGAATTTGTACTTGTAAAGGAATAGTATCATCTTTACTTTCCATGAAGATTCTTACTTTAGATAGATACAATCCATTTGGATTCTCAATCTGATCAACAAAGAACGTTTGAGCTAATGGGTCATATCTTTCTGTAATACTTTCTACGATACGGGTTGAGCGAATTGTACGTTGTACTGAGTCAATACGACCTACAGATTCATACATAGCACGTGAAGAAGCAATAGCATTCTCATCGTCATTCACTACAATATCAAGTAGTTTAAATTCTTGCTGTCCAGTACGGAATGACAAGCTAGGGGTATTTGGTAAGAAGAAAGAACCAATTAGCATACCATTTTCATCAGTTACCAATTCAGTGTTTCCACTTGGGTGGCTGGTAGCATTAGCAAACTCGCTTCCATATTCTTTAGGATTGTCAGAGAAGTGCTTGAATCGAATTTCTTGACGAACCCAATCTTGTACTGGTTTGTTACCAAAGAAAGCAAACATATTAGTGTTAGGACGTAGACCTTCAACACGGAAGAATACTTCACGTGAACGCATAAATGGTACTACTTCAACATCTACAACTTGCTCGCCCAAGAATTCTTGGATAGTTCTTTCAACTACACGAGTGCGAATACGTTTACCTCTAGTTGTTGCTCTGTTGTCAGTACGTACTCTACGGATATTGCTTTGCATAATATCTGGAAGTTTACGAACTTCAACCCACTCATCTGAAGCAGGTGATAGTGTCATGTGGCCAGTTTGAGTGATAACCGCAAATGGGTTAACATTCATCTTACCAGTCGCCAATAACTGAGAAGCCATTAAATCGTTAGTATATGGTAATATAGCAACATCGCCTTGTTTACGTGCAGTTGAATTAGCACGCATTGATAAGCGAATTGAGTTCTCTCTAAATGATGGCATTAGTTCGCCATTAACAGGCTCAACTGAAGCGCGATAATCAGGATTGCTGAGATCACAGAAGTTTAAGCTGTTAAAGTTGTCTGCAATAAAACCAGACTTAGTGCGGTTATTGCCATTCTCATCCAATACCATAAGAGAAGCTGTATCAGCTTCAAGTAAACTAAGAGTCGTTAATTCATACAGTTCTTCAACACGTTCTTCCAACTTAGCGATATCTTTCATAGTGAAACGCTTGTGTGGAATCTTAGTAACTGTTAAGTCCGTCTTGTCTACAGTGTAAGGATTCAAATCAAACTGGAATAATGGTAATGAACCAGTTGGAATTTGAGGTGGACGTGGGTCTAATGAAGACTCACCTTGAATTAGTTGTAGTCGGCCAGTACCAATTCTGCCTTTAGCGTCTAACGTATTAGCAACAAGAGTATCGATACGTGGTAGATAGTAAGTAGCGTCTACACTAATAATACTTTTATTCTTAGGTAGTACATTAATGCTGTTAGTATCTACACCAGAAGGTAAAACCACTGGACGGAAATCAAGAACGTCTGTTAATGCGATTGTATTACCTGCGGAATTCTTATATGATGGGATTAAACCATAGTCTTGTGGATATGATTCCACGCTGAAATAATCTCCTTCTTCATGATAGAAGTGAGAGAATTGTACCGTATATGTAGAACCTGCTTGAGCTGTAAGACCAGATTTAAGTCTCAGCTTAATTGGTCCATAGAAGTTATCACGTTGACCACCATCAAATTCAAATGAAGCTGTAACGTTAGTACCACTATCATCTAAAACAGAAAGTAATTCAATACCATCGGCATAATCAAGTTCAATTACAGAAGCGTCTGAAGTACTACTTGCCAATGCTTGACGAGAAACTTCATAATATGTAAAGTTTCCGTTGGTACCAGTATCTCCACCTTGGGTATACGTTCCAGTGTATGAACTTGCACGGGATCTAGTATATGAAGATGAACGAGTGAAGTCACTTGTGAACGCACGGGTTGATGGTGTTCCAGTAAATGTTCCAGGAACCACAGATGAAGTTATTATGAAAATAGGTTCTCTAGGATTACCACCAAAGCGAGTAAAGTATTGAACCCTTTCTCCAGCATAAGAAGCCGTATAGCTACTTGTTCTGCTGGCAGTAAAGCTTAAATCCCTAGTGTAATTCCCCACAAAGTTTACATATGTTGTATTTGTAAATGTAGGGGCAAATGATTGAGTAAACGTTGGAGTTTGTGCGCTTCCGCGAGTGTATTGATAACCCTCAGCATTTAGTGTAGTGATTCCACTTGCTGAACTCGCAGATGTTATTAATTCTCCGTTCCAGACAATGCTCGCAGCGCCTGTAGAGTTTTCTACACGCCACATAGTTTCGCCTTGGGTAAAGTTTGGACCATCTATAGGGGCAGCACCAGAGCCTAGAGTTACACTCTCGGTTACGGTTGCCATACCTTTTGATCTTACTGCAGGAGAAGGAACAGCAAAGTAATATGTTATAATATATGCTGTTGAAGGAGATAACCCTGTTATTTTATTAGAAGAGACAGACCAACCAGTAGCAGGACCAACACCAACCTCAAATATAACTGGGTTGTATGATGCGTCAACAGTCTCAGAGATAAATACTTCACCCGATGCGTCTGACGATGCTTCAATTGTACGTTGTGCTGTATAGTTAGTGTCAGTTATCGCTTGAGGGCGTGGATTAGATAATGGGAACAATAATGTATTATCGATACCACCTAACAATCCTGAAGACTTAACTGTAACAGAACCATTAGAACCTGTAATAGTAGTAACGTCTCTGAAGCTTGAACCCACTTCCATATTAATATTGAAGAGATATAGTCTATATTCTCCGCCAACATTTTCAATAGCTCTTACATTAGCAGTACTTGAACCACCTAAACTTACTTCACCGAATGTTGATAATTCAGAAAGACCTGTGCTTAATGCTTCATCGATAACAACATAGTTGCCATATTGAGCAATTACGCTATCGTTGTTTAGACTGTCTGTATCACGAGCCTTTTCTAAATCTAAATTTGTAGTACCAAAGTCTAGTCGATATCCATCAACGTAAGCAGTTCCAGGGGTTACTTCTAAATCTAAATTACTATCGTCTTTTTCATTAACAACAGTTTTAAATTCTTTTGCTACGTAATCGCCAGATTCTTCTTTTGTGCGGGTAGCGAGCAAGTCATTAATAATGTTATATGCATCGTTACTTTCAACTTCGCGAGTAATAACACCGTTAACTATGCGAGCAACAAATACGAAGTTTTCTTCTTCTGGAACTTGATCTCTTGTTGCTGGAGTAAGTTCAATTTTAAATCTATGAGCACCTGGAGCAGCAGTATTTGGAAATTCTCCTTGGTTATCATACAAGCCATCATCTTCACTTTCTGTAACTATAGTTTCTACTATTTTAAAACCAAAGTCAACAGTTGGTTTTGAATTATACATGTCAATGTATATTGACTGTTGTTCTACTTGTACGAAGTGACCATCTACGAAAAATACACCTTCACTAATTGAGATAAGTGTACCCGTTCCAACTGCAGGGATAGCGTCATCGCTTGCTACAGTTAATGGGAATGTAGTTGCGCCCACAGGAGTTAATGTCTGATTAGCAGACACACGTGGTGCTTCTGACGCATCAGATACAGCTGTTGTATCTGTATATTTTACAATGAGAGTTTGGGGTGCAGTATCAGTTGCTTGATGATACTCTTCAATTAAGAATTTAATCCCTTGACTGTTTTGATATTCTTGACCTACAATATTGTCTGGTACTAAACTGCTTGGTTGTAGTCGGATATATTCTTTAGAATTATCCACCATAGAACCACCAGCATGGACCATAGCGCCTTCTTTAAAGATGTTACGACCAAATTGAGCAAGTTCTTCATGGAAGATAGATTGTAGCTCATTTAGTTCTCTTGCTTGTAGCGCCTTACCTGCATTAAATAATACACGATGATAGCCGTTTGTTTTATCGAAGGAATCACGATATGTTTCTTTAAATGTTTTATTAGTAAAATTGCTCATCGGGTATCCTAAAGTGTGATAACTATTTTGATATCTTCTTGCTGTTCAGCGTCTCTTCTGATACGATATCTATTCTCAATATAAAGCACGTCACCTGAAAAACGGTCTATACCATTCTTGTCTTGTTTCTGGGATAAGGTTGCTATCGTTGATACACCTTCTTGAGATATACTTTCTCCATTTTGGAAAGGTAAGAACCCAGTAGATTCATTTTGGTGATAATGTAATATATTATCTTCAGACTGGTTTAAATATGCGACCGCACCAGATTGCATTCCAGTAATAGTCTTACCAGATTGAAACGGTGAAGTTGAAGAAAGTTCAAGCGTTGGTAATACTTTCGCTACCGAAGCAGTAAATGGGATGCCTGTCGGAGTATTTGGATTCTTCATAAGACCCATTTGACGGAAAGAGTTTTCAACGATGAACTCACCGCCTTCTTCGCCATTTGGTTTAATGTTAAACATAACGGAGCTTATTTTTAAATCATTAATTGGATCATATCCGATACCATTAGAATCAGTAATAACCGCTCTTAATTTAGCATCTTGACCGTCACCATTTACAACAATTGTTGCATATGAATAACCATGGCCATAACTATCCATTGCGATTTTAGAGATAGAACCATTATTAATATATGCAGTCGCAGAAGCACCTTCGCCATCACCTTCTATTGTTATTGTAGGAGCGTTGGTGAAGTTAGATCCAGGATTAATAATCTCACTGCGAATTATTTGACCGCCAACAGCAGCCGACTTAACTTCAAATTGTAGATCTTCGATAGAGTCACCGCCAGCTAGTGATTCTTCCGGAAGGTCAACAGGAATCCAGTTAGACGATAAATGCTGATAGATGTTTTCGGGAGTTAGTGAAAATAAGAATTTCCAGACATATCCGTCTCCAGTTCTAAACTGAATAGTATGATCAACGCCTAGTGTACCATAGTTTGGTTCAATAGTAGAAACGTTTACTTCTCCAGTCTCAGTCGTTCCTGTCTCGAGGCAAATATAAACTTCTTTTGCGTCATTTAATACATAGAACGGATATGGAGTAGATGATCCTAGTGCATTGCTAGTTCCAGAATAAACAGAACCAGATGACCAGTTGTAACGTTTAGCTACAAATGTAGCACCTTCTACTTTCTTGATTGATTGAAGGTTGTTTCTGAATTCTTGTTCTTCAAGAATACTGTCAACTGGTGCAATTACTGTATCTTCATCATTGAATACATCGGATTTACCAATACCGATATAATAGTTACTATTGTTAGAATTATCTGTGACGTCATTGAGCAGGTCTCTTGCGAGGTTCCTGCTCATTGTTTGTCGAATTATAGCTGGCATTTTAATATCCTGTTAAAAATCATATAAGGTATTTATACGATTTTTTTTAGATATCTCCAAGTTTTACTCGAATGTTTCCTGACGCGTCATAAATGGTAATCGTTGAGTTGTTAATTTCCATACGTTGACCACTCGTAGCAGACTTAACATCTAGCTGGCCAGTGACCGTAGCACCGCTCATATTAATCTGACCATTCGCTACAGTAAACGGAGAAACATCTGAAGTTCCATTAAATATTTGGAATTTATCGGCTACAACTTTAAACGCAGAACCACCAGTTCCATTATATAATTCAGTACCAGCAACACGTCCGTTAGCATCTAAGTTAACAAAGTGGCGTTGTTCTACTTGGGTCTGTTTACCTTCAGTAGCAGTTACACGTTGTGTTAACCCAGTAACAGCAGAAGCTTCAGCCTTATTGCCAAGGTCAGCTGATAGAGAAGTTATACTACCTTGTAAAGCTTCAAGTCCAGTTTCGCTATCATTTATTTGATTAGATAGAGCTGTTAATGCGCTAGTTGCTGCTTTAGTACCGACGGTCGCAGTTAAGCTTGTCAGTTTAGTGTTAACCGCAGACAAACCAGTTTCAGTATCATTTACGGTATTAGATAAAGTTTCTACTGCTCCAGTTGTTGCTTTACCTTCAACCGTTGTACTTAAATTGGTCAATTTAGTGTTAACTGCGGATAATCCAGTTTCAGTATCATTCACAGTATTAGATAAAGTAGTTAATGCGCTAGTATCTGCTTTACCACTAACTGTCGTTGACAAGTTGGTGACTTTAGTATTAACCGCAGACAAACCAGTTTCAGTATCATTTACGGTATTAGATAGGGATGTTAATGCGCTAGTTGAAGCTTTAGTTCCAACAGTACTTGTTAAGCTAGTGATGTCAGATTGAACCGTAGAGATATCACCCTCAGTAGCCGTTACACGGTTCGTCAGAGTATTCAATGCAGTTGTTGAAGCCTTACCGCCAACAGTACTTGTTAAGTTAGTAACATCAGTCTGTAGTGTATCAAGTAATCCAGCTTCCGAAGTTACTTGTTGTTGTAAAGCATTCAACGCTGTGGTTGAAGCTTTAGTGCCGACGGTAGCAGTCAGGGATGTTATATCTCCCTGAACCGCAGTAATATCACCTTCAGTTTCAGTTACACGATTTGATAACGTGTTCAAGGCAGTTGTTGAAGCTTTAGTACCAAGGTCAGTTGTTAGTTGTGTAACATCTTCTTGAACAGCTTCAATATCACCTTCAGTAGCTGTCACACGAGTCGTTAATGAATTCAACGCAGTTGTGCTTGCTTTACCATTTACGTTATTAGTCAACGTGGTGATATCTGACTGAACAGTATCAATCTCACCTTCAGCAGCAGTCATACGAGTTGTTAATGCGCTTACCGCAGAGGAAGATGCCTTACCATTCACAGTGGTAGTAAGCGAAGTAATGTCAGACTGTGTGCTTGTTAGACGATCGCTGTCAGCGTCAACACGATCAGTCAACGCACTCAATGCGCCTGTACTTGCCTTACCATCAATATCAGTACCGAGATCAACAATGTCTTCATTGATAGAAGTGATTGAACCTTCAGTAGCAGTAACACGAGTTGTTAGATTACTGAGTGCTGCTGTACTTGCTTTACCATCAACCGTAGTTGATAGAGATGTTAAGTCGCCCTGTACTGTACTAATCTCGCCCTCAGTAGCCGTTACACGGGTCGTTAGAGCGTTCACGGCAGTCGTAGACGCCTTGCCGTCGACAGTAGTCCCTAACGTAGTAATGTCACCTTGGACCGCCGTAATGTCTGATTCAGTAGCTGTTACACGAGAAGTCAGGGCATTGACAGCAGTTGTGGTAGCTTTAGAATTATTCAATCCAGTAACCGAAGTTTCAAGAGTAGTAATATCTGATTGAGCTACACTTAGAGCGCTATCAGTAGCATCAACATCTGTACGTAATCCAGCAATCGCTGTACCTTGTGTAGCTAATGTTCCTTCAGCATTTGATACGTCGGTCTGTAATGTAGTAATGTCCGATTGAGCAGAGGTGATTGAACCTTCAGTAGCAGTAACACGAGATGTTAAAGCGTTCACTGCCGTATTACTTGCTTTGGCTCCATCTAATGCGGTTACGCTAGATTCGAGGGTTGTAACATCACCTTGTACCGCAGTAATATCACCTTCAGTAGCTGTTACACGAGAGGTTAAAGCATTAACTGCCGTTGTTGTAGCCTTTGAACTATTCAGTCCAGTAACGTCTGCTTGGAGTGAAGTGATGTCGGATTGAACAGAAACTAAACTTGCGCTATCTAAATCAACACGAGAGGTTAATGTATTAAGGGCTGTCTGCGTAACTGCTAATGATGAATCAGCATTTGCTAAGTCAGTTTGTAATTGAGTTACGTCTTCAGATATAGAAGTTACACTTCCCTCTGTCGCAGTAACACGAGATGTTAAATCTGATAGTGAAGCAGCGTTTGCTGTAATAGAAGTCCAGTTAGAATCAATACCTGATAAGTCAACAGCGTTAATTGCTGCTTCTAAGTTAACAAGTTTGGTTGCTTGACTTGTAACAGTTCCTTCAGTAGATGTTACGCGAGTATCTAAAGATTCTAACGCATCAGCATTCGCAGCGATACCAGATAAGTCTAATCCATCAAGTTCAGCCGAGATAGCAGTAACATCTGAAGCAAGAGCAGTTAAACTACTATCGGTGCTTTGGACCGAAGTCTCTAATGAGCTTATTGCGGTTGCATTTGCTGTAATTCCAGATAGGTCAATCGCATCAAGTTCAGCTGATAGTTCAGTCACGTCTGAAGCAACAGAAGTAAGACGGTCGCTATCTTGTAGAACCTTAGTTGTTAATGACTGAATCGCAGTTGCGTTTGAGGCAATTCCAGATAAGTCAATTGCATCTAGATCAGCACTTAACTGAGTTACTTCTGAAGAAACAATTGATAAAGAGCTATCTGTTTGTGAAACACTTGATTGTAAAGTTGATACCGCATCAGATAATGCGAATAAAGAAGCACCTGTGTTACTATCAAGATCAGATAATTCTGTTGATAATTGTACCACATCACTGGTTAATACGTTAAGAGAATCACTATCTTGATCTACTCGAGCAGTAAGTTCAGCCAATGTGGTGGCATTTGCTTGGATACCTGAGATATCTAACGCATCAAACTCTGCTTCAAGTTGAGTAACTGATTGCGATACAGTACTGATACCATTGATGTTATCTTGGACGGTAGTTGATAGACCTTGTATGGCAGTAGCATTTGCTTGGATGCCAGATAAGTCAATTGAACCAAGGTCAGCTTCTAAACGAGTAACGTCCGAAGCAACAGCAATCAAGTCACTATCAGTAGCAGTAATACGATTACTCAATACATTTTGAGCATTAGTGTTCGCTACGATATCGTTTTGTGCATCAACTAAAGAACCGCTTAATGTAGTAACGTCTTGGGATAGAATTACAAGGGCATCACTATCTTGATCAACACGTGTTTCTAGAGAAGCAAGCGCTCCGCCAACTGCTTGTAGAATCTCGTCTGAGTCCAAACCTTCAGCTAATGTTGCTTCAAGAGAAGTTACACGACTTGCGACTGTAGAAAGTGAATCGCTATCTTGATCAACACGAGTCTCAAGAGACTCAAGCGCTGTAGCATTCGCAGCAATACCTGATAAGTCAATTGCACCCAAGTCAGCTTGTAGCTGAGTAACATCTGAAGCAACTACAGATAGAGAGTCAGAGTCAGCGTCAACACGAGTAGTGAGTGATGTTATAGCATCAGCGTTTGCGGTAATTCCAGATAGATCAATACCCGATAGGTCTGCTGATAATTGAGTTACATCCGAAGCGACGACTGATAAGTCACTATCAGTAGCGGTAATCTGTGTTTGTAAATTAGTAATTGCGTCTGCTGTAGCAGCAACCGCTTCCCCTGCAACATCAATGTTGTCTACTTGAGTCTGAAGCGTAGTAATATCAGAAGCGTTTGATATAATAGATGATTCGGTAGATGTTACACGAGTCGTTAAGTTGTTCAACGCAGTAGCGCTTGCAGCACGACCATCTAGGTCATTCAAGTCAATTGCTAGTTGAGTAACGTCTTGAGCAACTGCTGTGAGAGCGCTGTCTGTTTCTAAAACAGATACTTCTAAGGCATCAATTGCAGTAGCATTAGCTGATATGCCAGAGAAATCTAATCCATCAACCGTAGCAGATAGGCTAGTAACGTCCGAAGCAAGTGATGATAAACCACTATCAGTAACATCTACACGGGCAGTAAGATCGTTAAGCGCTGTCGCATTCGCATCAATACCTGATAAGTCTAAGCCAGATAAGTCAGTTTCTAGTTGAGCAAGGTCTGCTGTGAGTGTAGTCACATCTGAAGATACAGCTGATAAAGAACTATCCGTTGCATCTATACGAGCATTTAATGTTTGTTCTGCGGAAGCAACTAAGTCTGAAACGAATGCTGAATCTAGTCCAGCGTTAGCAAGAGCAACTTCAAGAGTCGTAATATCTTCGGCAAGTAAAGCAATCGCGCTATCACCCTGCTCTATTAATGTACGTAATTCATCACGAGCAGCTGCAGTTCCTGATAATAGGAAGTCAGAATCAATGGCTTGTACCACAGTTTCTAGTTGAGTTAGCCTTGAAGATTCTGAAGTGAGTCGATCACTATCTTGATTTACTCGAGTCTCTAATGATTGTAACGCATTTGACGTAGAAGTCAAGTTATTTTGCGTAGAAGTTAATGATGCTTCTAATGTAGTCACATCATTCGCGACAGTTTCAATTCCACTATCACTCGCAGTAATCTGAGTCTGTAGATTGTTAATAGCGTCGGCTGTGGCAGCAACTGCTTCGCCTGCTATATCTAAAGTGTCTAATTGACTTGACAGTTCAGTTAAGTCTTGCGATAATGCGGTTACATCGCTATCAGTAGCGGTAATCTGAGTTTGTAAATTATTAACCGCAGATGATGTTGCTGCAATTGCTTGACCTGAAATATCCAATGATTGGAAATCAGTTTCAAGTTGAATAAGTTGTTGTGAAACTGCTTGTAGGGCAGCACTGTCTTGATCTATACGAGTGTTTAGCTGTAACTCAGCCGTTGATACCGCTGATGTTATATCGCCTTGTAGGTCAGCTTCTAGTTGTACTAAGTCTTGTGCTAGTATGGCTAAGTCGCTATCAACATCACTTATTTGTGTGGTCAACGTACCTTGTAAAGCTGCAGTTGCGTCTACGATATCTGTAGAAAGAGTAGATTGTAAAGTAGTAAGGTCTTGAGAGACAACATCTAATCTTGCGCTATCAAGGTCAATACGACTATGTACTTGATTGAATAGGTCAGCTGTAGCGGTAAGTGCATCTCCGTTAATATCAAGATTACTAAGCTGAGTTGATAGTTGAGTCACTTGGTTGGCTAGGGTTGTAAGTGAATCACTATCTTGGTTTATTCTAGTTGTAAGAGCAGATAATGCTGTATTCGTTGCGTCAAGAATGTAATCAGAATCAACCGCATCAAGCGCTGCGCCCAATACACTAATCTGTTGAGCTAGAGATTCAACCTCATTATCCGTCTGAGTTGCTTGCGATGATAACAGATTAAAGTTATTGGCAAGAGCAGTTAACGCATCAGAGTCAGCTGCAAGACGAGCATTAAGTTCTGCGACCGCTACTGCTACTGCTGCTTGAACATCAGAGTCAGATACCGATACATCAGTATTTTCAAGAGAAGTTATTCTTGCTGCGACTTCACTCAAAGCATCTTCATTGAGATCTAGTAGTGCGGATAGTGATGCGACTTGGATAGCTTGGTCTGACAATATAACATCAAGCGCAGTATTTTCCGAGTCAAGTAAGGAGACTTCTTGCTGCAATTGAGTTAGGATTGAATCGTGCTGTGTTATACGGTCGCCTAATGTTACCACGCTCGGAGAATTTTCTACATCGACGTTGACCAACTGTTCATTTACAGTGTCAAGTATCATTGCAGATAGAGCTTCAGGTGTAAGTCCATCACCAAGCGATACAAGACTGTATAGCTCGGTAAAGTTAGCGTTTATTTTATTGGTTGCATCGCGTAGCGTATCACCGCTCCCGTCGTTTGCCCCAATACCAGTATTAAGAATAAGTCTAGCCATTTTAGTTCTCTTTATTTGTATTCGTCTTCATCTAACGTTTGTGTCACGCTAGATGCTGAAATAGCAGCATCGATTGTTGCTGGTGTATTAAGGTCAACTAAATCACCAAACGTTTGATACCCTTCGGTTTGTAGTGATTCAAATGATTGGTCTGCATATGTTGACATTAACGGTACTGAACTAATAATGATATCAGCATCAGCAACATCTGTCTCCCTCATAGTAAGTAATGTATATTCAACATTCGCGTCGACGTCTACAGAGTTACCCATTACAATTGGATAATTAGGTATTTCTAGCGGATCTACAGGTTCACCTGCCGAAATATTAACATCAACGTTTGATTGTGTAACAACATCTGCTGACAAATGCCAGCCAGCTGGGTGTATAAACTTTTTATATAACTTCTCATAATCAGATATTGATAACCCTGTTTTCAAAACAACAGAGAATATTTGATATCGCTTATCATCTTGTATGAAGTGTAAGTACTGTGGTCCAATCAAGCTTGAGTTGAGTACAAATAAGTTGTACTTTGGATACACAACCTCAACAGCCTCATTATAAAATGACTTGAAGAACTGCTCAGCAGATATTTGTGTACCCTTTGCTCTATACAAAGCAGAGACTAATTTGGCCATCAATCTAGGATTAGCAGCAAACTGAGTATGGTCTAAGCCATCACCAATCTCATATAGGATATAATCAAGGTGTTCTAGCGAAGTTGAAGAAATATCTCTTATATCAAATAACTCACGGATAATAGAGTCAAATGATTGTTCTCCTAAATCACCTTCATACTCATAATAAGTTTCTAAGAAGGATATAAGTTTAGGATAATCCTGAGAAAATATCTCAGGTAAAATGTGGGAAACAAGACTTTGATGGAACTTTGTCGGCAACCTTCTTGTGTTGTTTCTAAAGTCTGCCATTATGAATCCTCTCTAACACCAGAGACATTTAACATGTTAGCGTCTAATGAAAGTATATAGTTCCTTGGTGGTTTTATTGTACTTGTGTTAGCAGGAATTACACTCACCTTGATTACATCATTGCTTTCAACGTTCAATGCGTTGATATTAACAACGCCCGTAACAGGATCATATTCGCCGATATTCACCAACACTACCTCATTGTCCATATTGAGCATTTGTAGTCTAGTTGAACCTAACTCATTTTTAATAATTACATCTTGCCCTAACGACCTAATAACAGATGTTGTTATAACATGGTGGTCTTTATCAGGAGAAGATAAAGAAACAGGATATGTCAACGTATAGTTCTTATCATAACCAGCCAACACATCGTCAATGCGTTGCTGTAGCTTAACATCCATTCTAGAATTTAGAATCGCTGGAGAGATATCATCTATACGGGAAAGAATATTAGAACGTCTAAATGTAGCATCAAACGTTTCTAAGTTATTTGTAAAGTACGCTTGTACTAATTGACTCACCTGTATTTCTGCAGACTGAGCTGACAAGGTAGTCTTTGATGTGTCTATGTTAAAAGATACAGATAATTCAAGGTAAGAGAAATTAGGATCTACAAATTCAGTATCAATAGACATTATAGAAACGTTGGAAGTCAATTGGTCTTTAATTAATCTCTGAACCTCTGTCTTTGCTTGATCGCTCAACCCATCTTTAAAGTTAAGTGAAGCGAATACTGTACCAAACTTAGGAGGATCATTGTCCTCTCCGCCCCAAGCAACCACATCATCAAGATACTGAGAGAACGTAGAACCAATTAAAGATTTATAATCTTGAGCAGTAACTAATCTCTTTTGAGTAGCGTGTAATGCAGGAGCATTTCTTTTAATTGATGCGTTGGATTCTTTATCCGAACCGCCTGATGATTCAGTTGCCTGATTTACTACAATAGGATATTCTTCTGCGCCTACAGATAATAGACTTCCGATGAAATCACTAGCTGTGTTTGCAGCAGCACCTCGAGTAGATAAATATTCTACACGTATCTTATTACCTGCGACTGGAGCTTTACCCAACACATTGCCATCACCAAAGAATAATTCATAATGACCTTTAGCAACTTCTCTTAACATATAAACGTTAGAATCTTCGTTTATAGTAAGCGCTTCATTTACATTAACATAAGGAGTATAGTTTACTGTGTTGAAGTTATCAAATACTTTAACTACAACAGTGCTGCTATCTAGATTCTCATCTGGAATAACAAATACCTGATCATCATCATGAGCGCCGACCACAAAAGTTCTTACTTTTGGTTCGCCTTCTTTAACTTGAATGTCAAATGTATATGTGCCGTCAATCTTTGGTGCGCCAACGTTAGAGACTGATCTGAAGATAAATGAATTCTCATTAGCATCTGCTCTAAATTGCGTATTCTCTGGCAGTACTATTCTTCCTGGACCACTTGGTATATTTACAGATACATTAAGGTATGCAGATGAAGCGGTTGCTGACTTTGGATAATATCCAAGCGCTTCTGCGTGATGTAGTATGGAAGACCTTAGTTGCGCAGTAGACAAAAAAGACTCATTGATCGCCATATTAGCGGTCAAGCCATTTACATGTGTGTTATATGCAAGCACGTCTAGTATGTTAGAAAGACCGCTCGCGTCAAAATCATAATCCGTAAACTCATCACTTTGTTTGAAGTATGTTTTTAACTTAGTTTTAATCTTTTCAAAATCTAGATCAGAAGTTGAGATTGACATTTATCGTACCCTCGCAATAGTTACTGTCACTGACACATCTTGCATCGTATTACGGATTCTTAAGAACACAGTAACGTTAGCAGAATTATAATCTGGTGAAAAATTAGCCTTTACTTTCAACACTGTTGCTCTTGGCTCATAGTTTTTGATTGCCTCACGAACAATATCTTCAACGTCACTCTCGTCTGTTTCCATATCCAATGAAAACATTAGACGCTGAAGACGTGAACCGAAGTATGGCTGAAAGGGCTTTTCTCCTTTATTGGTGAGCAATAGATTACGCACAGATTGCTTCACAGCATCTGCGTCTGTTTTTTTATAGATGTCACCAGAAGTTAGTTTCTTTTCAAATGAGCAATCAATATCTTTATAAGTTCTTGACTTAGTAGTAGTGATTGGTTTATTTGACAAGTTACCATCTTCGATAGAAAATGCTTTTGCCATAGTAGTGTTAAACTCTTTTTGTTTTATTTATACAGAAAAAGTAAACGTGGTTGGGATTCCTATGAGTTTTAATACATCACAGAAGTCTAGGGTGAGTAGTTCAAGCAGTTTATCCAGTCCAATTTTCTTCAAAAACTTTTTAATCTTTCTGACCCACATCATAAACAACTCTTTCTGCCACTGAGCAAACCATTCTTTAGCTTGTCTCATTAGGTCAGCAATGATCTCTTCACCAGTCTTTACGTTTTCGTCTATTGGTCCACCGATTATATCAATCAGCTTCTTATCAAATATTTCTACCTGTTCAAGTTCAGATATAATGTACCCTGTGACACTAAAGTTCTTTATATCTTCTTGAAGCTTAGTTATTTTTTCCTGGACATCTTCAGCGAATTTCTCGGCTTGTTGGAGATATCCCTCGAGTTCTTCTTGTATTGCCCTGACCTTGGCCAACGCTTCTTCTTTTAGCCTGTCTATAAGTTCCTTCATCCAAGCATCAATGTCAAATGATAGAATGTCAGGGATTGCTGGGAGACCTAATGCCTTCCATATCTTCTTAAACTTTTTGATTAATGCTTCAAATGCTTTAAATAAAGCGTTGGTACACCATTGAATGATTTCATTCTTGATATATTGCCAAGTGTACTTTGCTCGCCATTCATCACAAACAACGCCAAACTCACCGTTGAACATTCTATCATATGGGTCAGGTAGTTTTGGAATCTTTTTAATGATTTCAGTCTTGATTCGTGTTTGTTCTTCTTCAGTGAATATCTTGAGTAAGTTAATCTCGATACCAAGAATGTTAATATTGAAGTCAATTGGTATTAGCTTACTAATCATTTCTAACATCTTGACAGGAATGAATATATGAAACTCTTGAATCAATTCATCCCAAGCGTCTTTCGCTTCTTTCTGCCAATTACGAATCTTACCCTTCTCCCAATACGGAGAGAGTAAATCTTCAATCTTCTTAACTAATTCCTCTACGTCTTTAATAAGCGCCCTGATGTCAGCTACGACGTCTTCAGTAAGATCCTCAGCCTTCTCTATCAATGCTTGTTTAAGTTTCCCAGGAATCTGAGCTATCTTATTAAACTCATTGACAATATCAGCTTTCGTTGGGAACCCACCGTCACAAGGTATTTCGATTGTAGCGGTGAGTATGCTAGAATCAAGTCCAAGTTGACCAAGTACGGCAAGTCCTTGAGAGGTAGTTGATTTTAGATTAGAGTTTGGTATCTTCGGAACCATCGAAGCTACAGGATTAGGAATTGAAGGTAAGTCAGGCGTGAAGATACCGCCCGACGTTGCGTCCGAGCCGATACCCATCGTAACAATTTCTTCACCAAGATATATTGTTTTTATCTGTTTAGAACCAAGATATACCTTTTGAATAGACGCCATTATAATTCCTTAACTTGAAGCAACAGAACCTGTGCCAGTTTCAGCCACAATAAAGTACAACATCTGGTCATCGTAACTATCAAGTTCATCATACTCTGCTTGAGTTCCAGTCCAAATCATTTTTGCTGTCATTAAACCAGAAGCGTCTTCACGATTGTTCTGGTCTCTTAGCGCATCAGCAATACTCGCATCTATATCTAACATAATATTTCCTATGAATTAATTCTAATTTCTTCGCCCGCACTAATATTAACATTCTTTCCTTGAAGGTTAACAGTGTTATTACAGCTAATATTAGCATCACCTATGACAACAATATTCATGTTTCCTGTTATTACTAAAGTGTCATTTTCTTGGATAAGAGTAGTACGTGAACCATCATGCATGAATTCATAATACGAACCTGATCTATGGACTTCTTTAATTCGCCCATTATCTTCCGTATCATCCCATTCTTTATAATGACCAGACTCCGTCTCATATACTTTATTAAATGGATAGTTGCCTTCAGCTTTAGCGTTAGCATCACCCTTCTTAGGGATAGTTCCTATCACCATAGGCAGTTGTGAGTTTTGTCCATCTAAGAATATACCAAATACTTGGGTGTCTTTAAGAACACCTAGATACTGCCCCTTGCCTTCGTGTACGCCTTGTGTAATAGGTACGACTATCTGCGCCCAAGGCAGGTCTTTGTCTTTGATATTATCATATACGCCCAACGCCCTTACTTTGACACGACCGATCTTTAACGGATCATTCTCGACGTCTACAACGTGTCCTACGAACCAACGTACCGCATCACCATAGTAATCAATATAAGTTTGTGGAATCATACTTCACCATTTGAAAGTTTCAGGCATGTTAACGACACAACATAGCTATTTGTTGTGAAAATATGTTTAGCTGAATATATTAAATAATCACCAGATTTTTTAGTATCAAACCTTTCGGAACTATTACCTTCATCATTTAAGTTAGCTGGAAATTTAATTTCTATTTTATTACCAATAGTGTTGTTTCCCTCAACTTCTATGAAGTCTAGTCCATTAACCTTAATATCTAGTGGTTGTTTTTTAAACAAAGAATCCATTGCCCTTTGAGTTGAGTTTAATTTATACTCACCATTAGTAGGACTTTGGCCATAAGAATTAAAACCCTCAAATGCTTCAGTACTTGTAATCTGGGATATATGTCTGCTTTGTATCTTATTATAAGATTCAGTACCAAGCTTATATTTTTCAGAGAATAATGGATTACGTTTTATTAAGTTATCCTCTGCCATGGTTTGAACAACTTTATTCATATCATGTTTATGATCGAACTTAGTATTCTTAGTCACATCTATAGATTGGTGTGTAGCGCCAATCATCCCTTGGTCTATAAGGTTATACAAATTCTCTGTATTATTAACTTGATAATCTAGCATCACTCGGCGCATAACAGTTGGGTTTGGTGCATCGCCACCTGCAGATATAACTGCCTGTGAATACAAATATGGTTTACCCTTATTCATAGCTGGTCTATCTATCATGGTTTTTAGATCAACCATGTATAAACCATCACCACCAAAGTGTGAGAACATATAGAACGGATATCCCTTTTCGGTACATAACTTGTTCTTAATCCAACACATAGCATTTAATGGAGTAAGGTTAGGGATAATTACTTTCGTGGCTTGAGGTGGTTCTTTGCTTGGACTAAATTTAGTATTTAAGAAATCCGAGGCAATCTTACTCATTATAGAAGTTGGAGTACCACTATAAGCAGAGTTAACATTTTGTAGATTAGAATGATAGTTAATATCTTCAGTCAAATGCAGAAGAATCATCTCATTGCTTTCATTACTTTTCTTGGTGGTAATAACTCGATCAATATAAAATCTAGCGTTTCGAGATTTAGAAATGATAGTATTGGCTTTAAGTTTAATATCTACAGTCTCAGCCCCACTCACATTAAGTGATGACATTACCCTGTCGCCGTCTATAAAAGTTAATAATCCAGTTGTATATGGCTTGTCTATATGCTCATATATTTCAAGTTCCACCGTAGTATTAGCGATATTAATTTTAATTGGATTCATCGGAGAAGTTATAAGTACTTCTTCAATCAATACTGGGGTGGCAGTTTCAGGCGCAAAATTACTCATTACGATCTCACAGAATCATTAAATGCGCTAACAACCTTTGTGATTACTATTGGTTTAATTACATTTATTTGTTTTAGCTTATCATTTTCTTGAGTGTAGTATTCTAAATTGGTTACTCTTTCAATATCTTCGCCAACACCAGTAAATGGTAGGTAATCAACAATATTCCCGTCGCTGTCTATGTGGTGGCGAGCAGCATAATATTCTGGAGTGAAGTACTCTGCAATAATGGTTTCATCAGTATTAATGCTTCTTATTTCATCGCCTTCTCTTATATCAGTATCCGAGAATAACACAGGGACATATGTGTCACCCTGAAGTTTTCTTAGATTAGTAATAGTAATATCACCATTCTTTAAATTACGATATACAATGTCTCCGTGTAAACCAGAACGAGTGCAGATTATTGATTCGCCGACTTGTAATTTATCAAAGATCTCGTCATGAGTATGGATAACATAATCAGGAAAGTCTTTTTTAGCTTTTTGTATTACTTCAGAATGATCTAGTGGCCATCCCTTTTCTCTTAACGTGTCATTCAATAAGAATAATGTCCAATAAAGATTAGGGTCTTTATATAACTTGAATGCTACTTGATCAGGACGTTCTCCTGTTATAATATTATATGGTTTATAGTAAGCACTATTCTGTTTTAATTCGTCTATGATTTCGGCATACACAGTTAAATTCTGTGCAAGTGCTACTTTACCGTCTCCAAAAGAATATAGTGTTTTAGGGAATTTACTAAAATATGCCATTATTAATATCCTTGCATAATAGAGTTTCTGTCTATTGTTTTTTCTTCTACAAAGTTCAACGTCAGGTCAATCTCTACAGGTTTACCATCTTTATGAAATGACATAGAACCTGGATTATAATTAGTTGAGATTGATTGCAAGAAACATTTCTGGAATTTATTACCTACTCTAACTTCTCCCCCCTTTGTTTTGTATTTAACTTGTATATCAAATAGGTCAGGATACTTATAGCCAGCAGACAAAGAAGTTTCGACCGATGCGTCTCCATCTTCGATAGTTCCATCTAGTGCTATTGTATTTGGGTATGCAGCATAGCGAAAACGTTTTATAATATCTTCAACGACTTTGGATTCTTCTTTAGACTTTGGAATAAACTTAAATTGGAAAGTAAATTCACGTAGAGTTACACCCTTAAAAGAAGCACGTACATTAGGGTTGAGAGTTACGCCGAAGGCAATGGAAGCACCTTCTTGTAGAGCACCTGCACCTGGAAGTCTTGACATAGCACGAATTGACCCAAGTCTAGCCAAGTCGCCCACACTTGCAGAACCACTAAACATTTCGGACATACTTTTAGCTTCTTGAGTAATTGCATTTCCTAATGCTTCTAACATTCCACCGCCTTGTGAAGCTGCTTCAAAGGCAGTTGCGCCTGCTAACCCAAGTGCTGGTTTATCATATTGTAACCCATCATTAAATGTCAACGCGGTTGGTAAATATAGTGTAATTGGATCTCCTTTACCAGTCACGCGTCTGTTTACTATAATTGGTGAACTATCCGGATCTTTACCATCAACCGAGGCAGCGTCTTGAGGTTCTTCATCATCTCCAAAAATAGCATCTGAAATAGCATCACCAGCATCACTAAGTAAACCCCCCACGAAGTCAAGAAATCCAGAAGATTCGTCAGCAGCTGTGGAAACAGCTTTTGCTGTAGCATTTATTCCGCCTTCAAGTGCGTCTTGTGTAGCGTCACTACCAGTAGCAGCTTCAATCTCATATTGGCTGAACTTAATGAATGCTTGATATCTATCCTGATGATCAAGAGGATAACGCAATGGACCATCGAGCAAATCAGTTTCAGAAGCAGTTTCTGTTTTTTCTGGTGGCTCGTATTCTGATGTTGTCTCTACGTCATCTTTCTGTTCATCTAATACGTCACCTACTTTTGGTCCGCTTGTGTTTACTTCAATAGTTTCCATTTTTGGCTCTCGGTATAAATACTTGTTAACTATTTATAACAAAATAATAATAATGAAAACATATAAAGGAAGATACAAACCAAAGAACCCTAAAAAATATGCAGGCGATCCTGATAATGTAGTGTACAGAAGCATGTGGGAGCGTCACGTTATGAAGTGGTGCGACGAAAATACCAACGTCACTCAATGGGTCTCTGAAGAAGTTGTCATACCTTATATCTGTCAGACTGATAAGAAGCCACATCGATACTTTATGGACTTTGCGATTCAGTTCTCTGATGGTAAGAAGATTCTGGTTGAAGTTAAGCCATATGCCCAGACATTAAAACCAGAAAAGAAACAAGGTAAACGTCGGCAAACATTATTGAATGAGAGTATGACATACATAAAGAACCAATCTAAATGGCATGCAGCCAAAGCATTTGCTCTTGACCGTGGTTGGCATTTTGAGATATGGACAGAGAAAGAACTCACCGCTATGGGTATTATGCCCAAGTCAACTCAAAAACCCAAGGGCAAGTTCGCATTCAAACCACTAAAGAAGTTCACTCCGAGAAAGAAATCTAAAAAATAGTTATAAATAGATTTATATTTTTTAACGGAGACATAAGTGTCTAATCTATTTCAAAAACTAGAGATCGAAGCATTCCGTGCTGGTATCACGCCACGCACAAAGGAATCCCGCGCTTGGTTCATGAACAAGATTAAAAATATGCGCAGTATCAACCGAGATAACTTAATGAAGTCTGAACCACTAAAACAGACAAGTAGTGAGATAGTTGGTTCAATGTATATGTTCTTCTACGATCCGAAGCATAAAGACACTCTGCCGTATTATGATAGATTTCCGTTGGTTGTTGTGATTGGTCCAGCCGAAGGTGGATTCCTTGGGTTGAACCTTCATTACCTACCACCACAGCTACGAGCTAAGATGCTTGATGGCTTAATGGATATTACATCAGATAAGAAGTTTACCAACGCAACTAGATTTAAAGCAACATATGCGTTGTTAGCTTCAACCGCAAAACTGAAGTACTTTAAACCATGCGTTAAGCATTACCTTAATAGCCAAGTACAAGGTAACTTTGCGTTGGTGCCTGCACCAGAATGGGAGATAGCGACGTTCTTGCCAACTGCTGATTTCCGTAAGAGTAATAGTCAGAAAGTATATTCAGACAGTAGGAAGATGATCAATGGCTAGTATAGAACAATTAAAGTCCCAGATGAATAGAGCAAATGGTGTGGCGATGACCAACCAGTTTGCTGTTCAGCTACCAACGATTGGTGGATTTACTGGACGCACATTAAACCTTATGTGTAAAAGCGTCACCATGCCTGGAAAGCAGGTCACCACAAAGGATCTTAACATTGGTCTTTATAATGAAAAGATTGTTGATGGTTTCCTTGTTGATGATGTGTCTATGACATTCTACGTCCTTAATGATTACCACACTAAGCTGTATTTCGATGAGTGGCGTAAGCTAATGGTCGGAGAGAAACGCGGTGAGGTTGGTTATAAGAAAGATTACGCCAAGCGCGTTACTATACACCAACTACGCAAACCAGACGGTACAGGCATACTTGGACAGGAGTATAGCAAAGAGATAAGTATTGGTGGTATATTTAATATCGGGTTTGACTTCTTTGCTAACTCAATCTATACAGTTGAGTTGATAGATGCATTCCCAACTACTATATCAGGAATAGAATTAACAAATGACCCAGATGGGTTAGTTGAAATGACAGTTCAGTTTTCATATACAAACTGGGAAGTCAAGAGAGATTTATTATCAACGTTGAACCGAGGAATCAAGTTCGACATTTAACAATGGGACTATAAAATGGCATTACCTAAATTAAACTCTACACCGAGTTATGAAGTGACAATTCCTTCCACTGGACAGTTGGCAACATACCGCCCATTCCTAGTGAAAGAACAGAAGAATTTATTGATTGCTCTTGAGACACAAGATAGAAAGGATTTACTTCGAGCTATCACAAGAACAATAAAGTCCTGTTTAGAAGTTGAAGTTAAAACACCATTGACTACGTTTGATATTGATTATCTGTTTACGATGATTAGATCAAAGTCAGTGGGCGAAACGGTAGAAATTGAAATACCGTGTAGTGAATGTGAAACAAGAAACAACGTCAAAGTAGATCTTGATAAGTCAGAGATCTCTAATGAAGTCGTAGATCCTGTTTTACAAATAACTCCGGATATCGCAGTGAAGATGAGATATCCAACATATGAAGAATTTTTAAATAACGAAGCACTTTCTCAAGCAAAGACAAGCGCCGAAGCTATATTCGAACTCATGCTAATTTGTATGGAATCGGTACATACGGAAGAAGAACGTATTTCGATGAAAGAAGAATCGCGTGAAGACGTTATAGCGTTTATTGAGTCTATGACAACAAGTCAATATGATATGATGGCTAACTTCATAAATGGTATTCCGTTTGTGTTCCAAGACATCAAATATACTTGTACAAGTTGTGGGCATGATAACGTTCGGACGTTAAAGGGAATGGATGATTTTTTTTAATCAACCTCTCTCATGATAACTTGACAAATTATTATCAGGTTAATTTTCAGTTAATGAATAACTACCATTATTCACTAGATGAAGTTGAAACGATGATGCCTTGGGAGAGGGAGATATATCTCACTATGTTAATAGAAGATATTAAAGAAAAGACTGAAAGGTCTAAGCAAAAAGGTTAATAACAGATGTCAATCGCACAAGTTGTCCAAGAGATGAAGGAGTCGAATTATATCGCTGTAGATACTAACAGTATCGTCGGTAATATACACGAGCACCTTGAAGCTGAATCCATTAAGGAAGAACAACGAAGACTAGATGATCTTGAGAGTCAACGAGACAACAATCAGTCTGGTGCACCTGCAGGAGCGCCTGCTGGATCTGGTGGCGGTGGTGGTGGTGGTAAGAAAGACGGCGCTATGGCTAAGTCTATTGCTAGTGCGGTTGGTTCTGGTGTTAAAGTTGGCGCTATGGGCGTTGGCGCAGGGGTTGGTCTTGCAGCACTTGGTTTTGGTATCGGTGGATTCTTCACTGGTCTTGCAATGGGCGATAAAGCTCAAGCGTTGATCAATACTGATATGCAAGCAACCAAACGTAATATGATTACCCTTGGTGAAGCTTTAGCTGAAACTCCAGAACGTGGTTTAATGATCATGGGGGGCATCATGGCTGGTGGTGGTATCCTTGGCGCATTAGCTGGAGTTGGTAACTCTATGAAAGCAGCTGCTGGTATGACAGCAATGGGTGCTGGTATCGGCGGATTCTTTGCTGGTCTTGCTCTTGGTGACGCAGGCATGAATCTTCTGGAAACAGATGGAGCCAAAGTAGCTGGCATGATGAAGTCTGTTGGTGAAGGTCTTAACGCATTCTCCGATTCATCTCTAATTGCTTTAGGTGCGATATTTGCGGCAAGTAAGTTACTTGGTAATCCAAAAGGCGTTGTTGCAATGACTTTAATGGGTGCAGCTGTTGGGGGATTCTTTGGTAGCTTCGCTGGAATGGGCAAAATAATTGCTGCGATGGGGATCACAGGTGAAGAACTTGCTCCTCTACTCAAAAATACTGCAGAAGGTTTAAATCCACTCACAGAGATAGACGGCGTAAACCTACTTGCTGTTGGCGGTGGTATGATTGCTGTTGGTGCTGGTATCGCAGCATTGTATGGCGCTAAAGGTATTGGTGCTATTGGCGATCTAATAGGTGGTGCGATGGATTGGATCTTCGGTAAAAGCGAAGATGACGACATCTTTACCAAAACAAGAAAGTCGCTAGATGCTCTTGATATTGATCCTGAGAAGATAGGACGTATCACTTTACTAGCTAGTGCATTCAATGATCTTGGCGCAGGTATTGCCAACGTTAACTCAATTGACTTTGATAATTACTCAGATCAAATGACAGCATTCTCTGAAGCAACAGCTAAGACTATCTATCTTCTAAATGCTATGTGGGAAGGGTCTACAGTTGGTTCAGGTTGGTTTGATGGATTACCTGAAATGAACTTCCAACCTGGATTGAAGTCTGGTGTTATCGAAGATGCTACTGCTCAACTTACTGGTATTTCTCAAATTGCTGGGGTTCAACCTAACACTGCAGGGCAAACAATTACTACCACTACAACAACATTGACTTCAATGAATAACAAACAAGCGCCTGTTATTGTCAGCGCTCCAACTAGCACAGTTAATAACAGCGCTCCAATGTCATTATCTATTGGTGGTAGTATGTCATCTATGGATACATTTGATCAAGGCACTAGATAAAAAAAAAGCCACCCGAAGGTGGCTAAAGGACGTCATGGGGTGTCAGAATTAATCTTCCTGAGCCATCTGCGCGAAGTAAGATAATGTATCATCTTCATCCGAAGCACTTGCCACAGGAGCAGGTTCAGCAGCAACAATCGTTGGCTCAGAAGCTTCCTTAATCGGAGCTGTCTCAGCAGACTGCGCAATTCCTTCATTCTTCAAAGTAGCACCTACACCAGTTGCCATACCTAGTACAGTTTCCAAACGAGCTTTAAGTTCTTCATAAGACTTAAAGTAATTAGGATCATGCGCTCCAGGGAAGTTAGGAGTGGTGAACTCATTCAAGTCGTACATTGCGTTATATGTTGATTCAAGCTTGCCGTCGTCACCGTCGAACAATGGAGAAGGAGCTTTAAAGCCAGACTTGTCGTAGTTACGATAGCCTTCAACTTTACGAATCTTCAATTCAAAGTCAGCACCCTTCCAGAAGTCGAAAGGATTAACTGGAGTCTCTCCAGGGAATTCAGGCTGCATCATATCCATGATTTTATCAAAGATCTTCTTACCGAATTCGTATAACATCACCTTGCCATTGTTAGCAGGGTTTGCTGGATCATTAACGATTAGAACGTTAGTGACATAGTGAAGACGACGTTTCTGTGTACGGGCTGTTTCTTTATCAGCTTCGATACCGCTGTTCCATAGACGAGAGTTCATCTCACCTACTGGGTCAGCTTGACCAAGAGTTGTCAAAGAACGCTCGATATACCATTGGCCAGTTGGACCTTTAAATGCATGATCCCAGTAACGTACCCAAGGAAGGTCTTGACCATCGCCAGCAGGAAGGAAACGCAATACAGCGTAACCATTGCCGTTATCATCAACGGTTGGCTTCCATTTACGGTCGTCTTGATATTTGTTTGTAGTTTTAGTAGATCCTGATGCTTGTTGTGCAGCAGATACTAGAGAGTTGATGTCCATAGATTTGGACTTGAGGTTTGCAAAAGACATATTGTATTCCTTATATATTAAATTGTATTACTTAAATATTAACAGTTATATTACAGATTGTATTATCGTATATTTTTGACATAAAGTCAATCATATTTATACATTCCTAACCAAGCCACCAAAACCTTTCTAGTGCCTTGTAAGACTTCTAACGCTTCATGCTCAAGATTAGATTTAAAGATAATAGTCTCACCATTCTTTAAATGGATAGGATCACTATCTCCCACTATCAATCCACCGCCTTCTAAGTCTTCCGATCGTTCAAGCATCGTGATGGTTGTCCACACACGAGCATCTTTAAGATGAGGTTCAGAAAAGGTATCAACATGCCTTCTGAAGAAATCACCTTTATGATATATCAAGAAATCAAATTGGTTAACAACACTATCATCGTCAATATAAGTTTCGAGAAGTTCATTTACTTCTGTGAATAATTTTGGATTGATTCTTATTCCAGTCGTGCTACGCAAACTTGGATTATAAGTGTTCTCTCCATTATTCATAACCCCCACTTTATATTGACGAGAAGTGTCGCCATATACCAAGAGATCATCTATAAGATCGTCAGGAATTAATTTAATAATACTAAACATCGAGAGTGTTAACCCTTGGAAGATAATTAAGACCTCTGGCTTCTGCCTCAAGCCGACCGACCAATGAAGCTGTTAAGAACTTCTTAATATCTTCTAGCTCTATTCCGTTTTTCTCACAAATATGAATAATGGCATCCATATAGGAGACATTATTACTTTCTCTCACTAGGTTCTCGACCATGCGAGAGAAAGTTTTCTTTGTAAGAAAAACGTCATTAGATTCTGGCATCAATCTACCAGACTCGTTGAGATTACATTCTCAACTTTAAATGAACGCCAAGCTTGTTTGTCAATAGCATATGCTCTAATGACAGATTTATTGACTTCAGCGTTATTGTGCACTTTGGTCGAATCAGATTCAGGAAGATACTCAGAAAGTAGAGTACACGGCATTACTCGCTTCTCTCCATTCACCTTCATGAAAGTGACTTCATACACAGCAGACTTTAGTTGATTGATTAATGTTTCAAAAGTAAGTTCACCCATGACAGTTCTCCTTAGAAACGATCAAATTCGTCGTCATTCTCCGCAGAGGTGTCAGCGTCTGCATGCACATACTCAAGGAACTCTGGACCACCATCAAGAATAATGATAGAAGTTTCAAGACCTTTCAAAGCATCTTCCATATTACCTGTTACAGTAGTATCAGGAGTTTCTTGCTGTTGCTCTTGTACGTACTGATCAAGGGTTTCAAGATAAACGACGCGAAGGAATTCACGAGCAATTAGTTCTACATCGTTGCGTGGGTATTTACCTAAATCGATTAGGTTTTCCATTTGTTGTTCAGCCATTATAAAGTTTCCTCTTGGTTGTTGGCAGAAATTACATCAGAAAAGTAAGCGCTAATATAAGCGTCATTCGTTTCATAGTTAACATCATTGTTAGTAGTATCGTTATCCAATCTAATAACTTCCTCAGCGAGTTTCTTATTAGACTTGATAATTTTACTCTGCTTTTGCACTTTCAAAGCTGCTCGGCGAATAATCGCATAACGCTCTTCTTTACTAATGTTCATATATTATACTCCAGTAGATTTAAAAAGTAAAGCTTTTATTGAAAAAAATATGAAAAAATATTCATCATTACATAGAACCCAACGATACCAACAAAAGTCCATCGGTGTTCGGTATAAAAACAACTTGCATAAGAGACTTCATAGAAGTACTTTATCTTATGCCTAATTTTATTTCGATAAGCAGTTGCCAAATCAACCAGTAGTAATACCACATACATTGACAACAATAAGTGCTCAGCGCTATAAGTAGAATTCCCCATTTTTCTTTGCCTCTTTTTTCTTATCTAAATGTGTAGAAGGACGAGTAAATTTGTCCATGTTTTTCTTTACAGGGTTTATCTTACCTGCAAGCTTCGTAGATTTTGCTTTCTTTTTCATATGCCTCAATCTCCCAAGGCTGGTCTTTATATTCTACCCCAATATAGTTAACTCCGTCAAATACTTGTTGAGTAGTTAAAGTCTGTTCGCCTTGTTCGTTAGTACGTAAAGCAAATCCCTTGTTAACTAATCTTCCGCTTGCTAACTGTTGGGCGTGAACTAATTCATGAGCTATGTTTATTTTAAGCTCTTCTGTCGGAATACGTCCTGCTGCGTCGCTACGTGCTAGTTCTACTTCAACGAACTCGTCGTCTCCGTTACAAAAACCGCCTGCGTTTGCGTGACATTTAGGTACTAGGTTTACTTCAAAATCGCAATCTTGGTACTCTGCTAAACCTAAGTGGTCGTAAACTCGCTCTATATATGATAGTAGCTTTTTACTCGTAGTACCTTTGATAATCATATTATACATTTTTATATCCTCAACTCAATTTACAAGACGAAGTATACCTGTATTGAAAACAATAGTCAACACTTATTTTGAAAATAAAGTGATTCTATAATGATTAATTAAAGCATCGTTGATACGACCAAATTTTATCTGTTCGTTGGTCTTACCTTGTTTGATAGCTTCAATTATGTAAGTACGTTCTTCACACATATTGTTCATATTAGATTAGACCATTCTTTTAGTTTTTCTCGCTTCATCTCAGCATAATCATCGATAGCAGTAAATGACACTAAGTCATATTCTTGACAAAGGTTTATCATACATTGGAGATCACCCAACTCTCGTGCAAGTCTATTGAGGGATTCACGGTCTTGTCCAAAACGTTTTATCTTAGACGCAGCAACGATTACCTCAGCACACTCTTCTTGGAGTATGGTGAGTAACTCAGTACAACTATCATTATGTCTTAACATAGAACTTCCTAATTAAATGAATACTTTAAACCTGGAGTACAAAACTGACGTTCCCAAGCATTGAACTTTAACTTCTTAGAGAAAGAATGCTTCACCTCTGGTGCTTCCATAATAGGACGCTCACCAAACACCTGTTCAAACTTCTTGCTTGAATACTTAACACGAGTCACTTTAGCCATAATAAAATTCCTTAATTCAGTTTACAAGACGAAGTATACCTGTATTGAAAACAATAGTCAACAACTTTTTAATAATTATTGTAGAAATCTTCATCTACGCAATGGTGCCTGCCAAGATCACGATTACTCTGATTCCTATTCAACTTATACAACCAAAAGTCAATTGCATAGAATATAGAAATCATCGGCGCATACTCGCATGATCTTTAGCTTCCTGCTCATCAATGATTGGTACAGCGTTAGACTTATGCATCGTGCTGATGCCTTTTACAAGCGTCCCTGAATAAACGGGTGAATCAATCCTTCCACAGGAATGTCCAGTCCCCACATAAGAAGGAATGTGGCTAGTATCGCCACGACGGTATCCCTGTGAACTGGGTTTATATTCAACAAAAGGTCTCTTACTTTGTTTAGACTCATCACTTTTCTTGCTCCATGCATTGTATTTCTTTTTACGTCCATTAGAATACGTTCTCATATCACCATGTATCATGCTGCATTCTCCAAAACATTAAACCAATGTGGCACGTCACGCTTAGACCATACCATCTTGAACCGATCCTGCTTGGTCTGATAGAACAGACGATATGACTTAACAGGATCTTCCGGAAACATACACTCTGGATTACTACCCATCGCAAGCTTGATAGGAGTAAATCCAATCTGAGGTATGTTTTTAGGATATGTTCTTAGTGTATCCCTAAGTAAAGTGTCCGTCAAGTGTTTTTTGCCATAACGGTATTGATACTCGTCACACAGGGCAACAAAGTGTTCGTAATGCCATATATAATTGTCTAGAGACTCCATAGTCCATACAGTAGAAGGATGTCCATGGTGCACAGCCTTATATAAAACATTGTCTAAATATGGGTGGTTGTAGTATTTTATATTTCTCTTACCAGATTTAGATAAGCGAATTTCCATACTGCCATCTAACATACGGTGTGCTGTTGATAGCATTTGAGCAGATTCGACAATCATTTTAACTACATGTTTGTCACATTGAGATACTGCAGCCGTGACTGGATCTTCGTCTAACATAAAAATATTCATAATATAATCCTATAGTATTCCCACTGGGGAAGAGAATATATTATATCTTATGTTTGGCGGTTCGACAACAATTATTTTTAATATAAATAACATGTATGAAAAATGAACTATTCGATTTTGGGTTTACGATTGTAGACGAACAGGAGCTTGAATCTGTACAACAGGTTGAGCAACTGACTTCAGCAGCCAGTGATACCCAAGACCGACTCGATAATCTCTACAACGCTATACAGCCACTGCTAGCAAACTTAAAGAGTAACCCTGAGAAGGATTACATCTTATGGCCAAACCGTTTAGACAAGATCGAGGAATTTGAAGAATATATTCTTAACATCTACCAAGGGAAATAACACTAATGTTTTTCAACCTATTAAATGAAAAAATCCTACGTGATACTTCAGAAGGACATGTTTATCAATACGTCCAATCTCATGAGAAAGAAGAAGTCGCTCGTAAACTCAATGGCCAACTTGGCGCTGAGTTAGCAAACCACAACATTCGCTTAATGCATTCGTCTCCTGACGTTAACACGATTGAGGAAGGTCTTAACCGTGCGCCTATGTTTCTTAATGCAATTAAGAACCGTGGACATCAAAGTGTTCTTTTCGTGGGTCACTTTAACCAAGATCAAACAAGTTGGATTATGTCAACTAAGTCAGATCGCCTTCCTGACGCTCTACCGCCAGAAAGAGCTGAGTTGGATACGGTTGCTGATATGCACGTTGTGTTTCAGTTCTTACCACTTGTAGCTAAAATGTATGGCTATAAAGGTGGGTTCTGTTATACATCACCAGATGCTAACCGTCACCGTGGTGTAATGCACTCATTATATGATCTTAATGGTCTACGTAGTGGAATGGTAAAAACAGTTAGCCAATACCGTCATGGAATGTCGGCAGAAGATCTTAAGATTGATATGCCAGAAGGTGAACGTTTTGACGCTGTTGTATTCTTGGGTGTACCTAAGAATGATGGCCAAGACTTTAGTGCTGGTGAAGTTCGTGACGTATTCGCACCATTCTGTAAAGAAGGGTTCGAGATGATTGATCTATGGTATGGTGTACCAGATGAAGGTCGTTTCGTTGGCGGTGAGCCAAAAGATAATTCTGTTGATGCAGATATCGTTTGGACTACACGTGCTCAGTGGGAAGAAAACTTCCAAGAGGACGGTGGACGTCCAGAAGAATTAGATATCTTTAAGCGGATATTTAACGTCTACTAAAAACAAGAAGGGAGCTAAACGCTCCCTTTTTTTATATTGCTAATGCAATGATCGCTACCACACCCATCCAGATTATAACGTTAGGATAATACTCCCAACACGTTTTAAAATCAATCGCGGTTAGCTTAACAAAATCAATTACTTTCTTCACTCTTAATTTCCTCAACAATAACAGTTACATTATCAGGTGCTTTGAACTTCAAACCATCGTGACTATGATATATGAAAAATTGTACTTTGTCAAACTCTCTGAAGAATTTGTGCCAAATAGGTCGCCAGTTACTTGCCATACGATGCGTGTTTAATGCGCTTCGGTCACTCTGTAAAAAGTTATCTGTATGACTTTTAAGATTCATATCAAACATAGAATCGAAGCCATACAAGTGAACCTCTGTAGCTTTCATAGTACGACAAGCATAGTCTACCGCCATATGACCACAAGAATAGTTAGTCGCTGCTTGAGCTAAAGTGTGTCCTGGAAGCTGAGCATACGTCGGAACGTGTTTATGAAATCCCTTAATGTTCTGCGAATACTTCAAATAGAATGTCGGCTGCATTTCCATCCACTTACGTGGGCGCGTGCCGAGAACCCAATCATACTTACCAAGATCGCTTTTACCTTCTTGTAAAGCTTTCATCATTTTAAAGTCTACCATACAAGTAGCATAGACTTCTGACGAATCAAGCGATATTGGTGGCGCGTTGCATACTAATAGCTTCCCTTCCGTTCCTCGCTTATAAAGCTTCCAGTGATCTCCGTTTCCTAATACATTAACTCTCATAAATTTCCTACTCAGGGTGATATGTTCCGTATACACAATGGGCTAACTCATGCCCCCAAGTCTCCATTGTGTTACTGTCATTTACAGTTTTTGGCTTTGTCACATATATATCGCAACCATAAAGCTGTGACATATCTCTGGAAATAGTCCATGCTGCTTTACCTTCAACCTTTCTTCGGTCTAGTCCTTCTTCTTTAAGTCTTTTCCACATTTCATTTTTAGTATCAAATACGTGTACTACTATTGTAAATGCATCAGAACTTACATCATGAGTGCCTTCTATACCAGTACTTTTATCTGCGTCTGTACAACTTATAGTAAGTAGAACTATGGCTATAGCTAATATCTTTTTCATGACTCATACCACGTTGCGTGTCCTGCTTGGACCATCTGTTCATTAATACTGATATCATAAGGATTGTCATACAACGTCCCTAAGATTCGTCCGTATTTTCCCTTTTTGTCAAGCGTTGTTCTGAGGATACATGTTTCTCCCAAGATGCCCTCAAGGAATCTGGTGGCGTTTTTACCCAACTTCTTTTCTTCAAGGTCACGAGTACGAGACTCAGGAGCATCAATGCCAAGTAAACGAATACGCTGATTACGAAGGACAACAGAAAAGCCAAGGTCAATATCAACGTCGACAGTATCACCGTCAACGACTCTAAGAACTTTACAATTATATTCATACATCTTACTAACCGAAATACTTTGATAACACTTCAAGCTGGTCTTCATACTCAGAAATAGCTTTCAATTCAACTTCAATTGATTCCATTAAGTCTGAATGCTCGCCAATACCTACTGGATTAGCTAAGTATATTTCAACGTTCATCTTATGCTTATTGATTTTACCAACCGCATGAGACCTAAGTGTTTCTAAAATTTGTTCTCTCATAATGTTCTTCCTCTAGCCTTTTCTATAGCTCGTGAACCAAACCAGAATGATACTACCGCAGCAAAGATTGCTTCTGTGTCCTCATCCCACAATATTAATAATGCATCAGTTAATTCCATACCACCATTTAATGCTTCTCTTAATAGCATTAACTCTATTGTGGCAAATAGAATAAAGAATGCGTATGTTATTACTGGTCGTACTGACTTCTGTAGTGCTGACATAAAGCCAGTTCCTTCAGAGATAGCAGTATCGTGTCGCAATAACGCTTGTTGTTCTTCGTGTAATCCCATTTCTTGGAATCGTTTAATTTCTTGGTCATAACCTTTTGCTGTTAACTCAGCAACTTTATCCATCTTGGCCAACTCAAATTCATATTGTCGCTTTGATTTGAAGTGGTCTGTTATTGCTGGGACAACGGAAGAACCGAACCCAAGCAAAGAACCAATTAATCCACTGATCATAATTTACTCCTATTTCCAATATTCTTTAACCCAAAGCTGAGGTTCATATACAGCTTTGGGTGTTGTAATCGTTTCTGACATTGATTGAATGATGCTTGGTCTGCCGTGAAAACACACGATAGACGCATTCCCAATATTGTCAGGATATACTTGGTACTTATAAGATTTTATAGCGTCCGGATATATATTTTGAAGCAACTCTCTTTTAGTGATTAGAGAGTTGAGATATTCACCATCACCTCTGTGTGTTTTCATAACACTTGATATTGATAATATGAAGTCTGTCCAAACCCAACCAAATTGGTCTGCGTTAAAAGATAAAATGCCACTTTGTAATCTACCTTTGAGCCATGGTTGATGAGAGTTGATTGCTCCTAGGTCTTCAATGCCTGCGAAGAATCCTCTGTGATTTAGTAACCAGTCTATGTTACCTGTAATCAGAGTATCAAGATCAAGGTAGACAACCTGCCCTTTCAATCTACCATCAAACAATTGTATTTTGTTCCACCAACCAGAATATCCAGGCTTTAATTGCATTGTATCAATTCCAGGTAATTCAGTGTTTAAATCTGATAGACAGATGAATCTGTGTGGGACTGTTGTATTACGTTCAACCGCATTCTTTAGATTATAAACATAATCCTTGCTGAATTTTGTACCAGAGAATACACATACTACATTAACCATTATTGCTCCAAATATTCAAATTCTGAACTAAAGTTATGTTTTGCCAAACATCCTTCTACTTTCTGGATTGTACTAAACGAATCATCTACATACGCACACCATGGATAAAATTCCTGCAGCCATGGAAATCTACGTCGGTTAAGAAAGAGGTCTGGCGTGCATGCCTCTTCTTTTGCTGCTTCCACTAGCATCTTAGCACCCATTGTTGTAACTGTGTATGCATGCGCTCCAGGGAAGTATGGTTTAGATGTTAGACTATCCCAACCTAAATGTGATGGAGTAATATACTTACCATATGAAGGTTTTCCAAACGTGCCAACAAACATAGGTGGTTTAGATGGGAGAGGTGAATTTATGACAGCGTCATGTTCAAATATAGTGTATGCTTCTGTTTTATTATTAACGCATGACATCCATAACGTGTAGTGCGATAAGAAACACGCCAACACATTTTCCCACCTAGAATACTTCGTAGAGAAATTACTGGTAGAAATACCTTGTTGTCTGAATATGCCTTCTACGTCATGGGTCTCTGGAGTAATAGCATCAAACGTTTGTATGTCAATGCCATAACGTTTGCCTGATTCAATACACCGTTCGGCATTCTCTCGCGAACCTTTGTGGTGTGGTATAGTAATTACAAAATACTTCATATCAATCTAGTATAAGCTTTATCTCGTCATAGTCTATTACAGCGCATTGTACGCCGTCAAGCTCAACTGCAATGGCATTACCCCAATCAAATATAACGGTATTCCCTGCAGAGAGTGTGCCTATCTGAGCAACTTCCATGCTCATACCAATCACCTTTGCAGGTTTATGTCCAGTTGGTTTTGCTCCAGAGATAATAAGTCCACTTGCTGTAGTGGTTTCCTTTTGAGTATCTTGCGTCACGAGTACATTATTATGTAAAACTTTCATCGTTCATCCTATAATTAATTTGTACTTTATATAGGGAAACTCTTAGACATAAAAAAGGCAGAACCAAGTCTGCCTTTATTACGTAGTATTTTAATCAGTCAGGTCTAAAGTCATCAAGTGAGAAGTTAGTTCCCATCATCTTGTGTAAGTCTCGATCATGATTGCTGTAGACTAACGTCTCAGGATCATCAATCAAGAAGTCACAAGTCTTACAATAGTCAGGATAGTTTCCTGTACGATGACCTTCACGTAACGCTTCATACTCTTCACCAAAGAAGATATCAATAACTGATTCTTCAGATGCGTGACCTAGTACTGCATTCTCGTCTTGACCTAGCACCTGACAGCAAGGGTGTACAGCGCCTGTCTTACCCTTTTCCATACCACCAGCACGTATTACTAGGTCAGGAGAGAACGGACGTCCACACGTCTTAGTGTTACCTGTACGAGCGTTATCGCCAATATCATAGACGCCAGACCAGTTATGCATTTTCCAGATCTCAGTCTTAACACCAAGCTCATTAACTAGCGCTTTGTATTGCTCTAGTTCTTGTTCAATCTTCTCGTTGTCCGTAATGAGGTGATATGTCGCAACCGTGCAATCCGCTCCGCTCTCCTCGACGTATGCCACCATATCCTTGATGTTCTGTTTGATTTTTTCATAAGCTCCTCCGATGCTGTTATACATCCACTTCGTATAATCTTCACCAGTAGATCCGATGAAAGAGAATCTATAAAAGTCTAAGCCAGCATCGACGCAGTCCTTCATATATTGACCTTCCATCTTAAACCCGTTAGAGAAGATGATAGCCTGAGCGCCATACTTCTTAACGACTTTGATATACTCAGGTAAGTTCTTTGCCATAGTAGCTTCACCTGAGCCATCTAAGTTTACTACTCGTAAACCATGCTGAGCACAATCTGCTACGTATTTCTCAAATTCATCTAGCTTCATAATACGACGGAATCGCTTATCGCGACCGCCTTCTCTAAGGTCCTGTGGACACATAGAGCAAGAATAGTTACATCCACCCGCAACTTCAATTACTGCTCGATCAATGTGAAATGTTTCTCTAGTCAGTTCCATAAAGTTCTCTCATAGTTTTTTCGTATTTCATTGCTTTTATTTTACTGTGCCCTAAAAAGTCTTTAAAGTGATCCATCCACCACCAGATATTCAATTCCTCAGTATCTAATGGATGACACCTTAAAGCATTTGGAGTATGATATATAGTAACTCCTTCTGGGCTAATCACAGCCATAGGACGGGCAAAGTTTTTTGCCATATAGTGCCACATCCCATCATAACAGATACACATACGAGCTGTTGAGATTAAATACATTGCTTCACGTATCGGGGTGCGATAAGATATTTCGTGAACTTCAAATCCTTTATCTTTTAGCTCATTAATCAACATTCTCCAATCACGGAAGGTAAACATTCTTTTCCATGTCCTTGGTGCTTCTGCGTTTTGATTAGGGGTCCATATTACGATACGCTTCCTAGCTGTTGGTTGAAAAGCGCTTTCTCTGAATATCCCATGATTATTAGGAACTGGTGTCCCATCTAAATCATCATATGCTCCAGATTCAAACCAGAACCGATTCTTTGGTTTGTTTCCTGAGCGAGCTGATACACGTTTATTTCCATCTGCTTCTAGCACAACATCGTCATCATATTTCCAGTCTGTGTATCTTCCAGTTGAATTGAAAACATGACTTACTTCTACTCGTTCTTTATTCACGTAGAAGTTATGGACGTATTCCATACGTTCAATTATAGTTTCTGGGTCTTCAAAATGATGATAATAATCTTCTGAATGTTCCCAATGCATTTCTAGCTCTACATATACATCTTGTTTCATTGCATAAGTATAACAAGAGTTAAGTGCCCACATGAAGTCGCCGACTCCAGGAGTGCCACGCCAACTCACCTTTTCTCTGTTCATGTTAACCTTTAGTGAGTTTTTTTAGTTGTCTTCCAGAACCTGTATTCGCATATAAGCCAAACCAAGCAGCACCAGCACCTACCACAACAGATATTAATCCAGCCTGTGCTGTATTAGGTTCAGCTAATGTCATAAACCAATTTACAGTTTGATATAATAATACAATATAGACTGTAATAAAGGCACGAGGGAAGATACGCCACGCATCGACCGCTTCTGCCAATTCCAACATAACTTGAAATCTATTTTCTAGTTGTTCTTTCTGTGTAGTATCAAACTCTAATTCAAGTTCTACTTTACGTTTTACTGCTTGCACTTCTTCAGTCATTTCTTCACCTTAAAGTCTTTTGGATCACCATTAACCAATTCTTTTGTCTTGGTTTCCCAAACCCATGGTAGTACTCCATGGACAAAGGAGACGAAGGAGATTGTCCAAGCACGTCTTAGATGCTCTAAGTAGCTCAAATCAATTTCCTTCAGATGACTCATTTTAGAATACCTTCACACCGTATTTTTGTTCCCACAACTCAGCGTCGTGTTCGTCGTTCACCATAGGGCGACCACGTATGTTTAGACTGGTATTTAGTAGCATAGGAATTCCTGTTCGCTTGTAGTATTCCTCGATAATCTTACGGAATACTGACTCACAATCTTTCTTAACTATCTGAACACGTGCTGTACCATCAACGTGAGTTACCGATGAATAAGGGTGTAACGCTTTAGAAGTAAACTGCATATGTTCATTCATCGGACCTTCAAAGTATTCGTGTGCGTGTTCTTCTAGTATAGCAGGAGCGAACGGACGATACTTCTGGCGACGTTTAATTGTGTTGACTGTATCTTTTACATCATAACGTACATCAGCGATAAGGGAACGATTCCCTAACGCACGTGGACCAAACTCGGCTTTACCGTTAGCGATACCACAAACTTTATGCTCCATCAAATGGTCAACAACAGCTTGAACATCAATTTCTCGGTCGATATTATAACCACAATATGGTGACCAATCAAGCTTATCTTTACCAGTAGCTTTTGCCCAAGAGCGAGCAGCTGTACCTAAACCAGAACCAGCATCAGTAGGTGAGCAAGCAATATGTACTTCATCAAACAATTCAAACAAGCGTGAGTTGATTACAACGTTCTGAGCACAACCACCAGAATAACATAACTTCTTACCATACTTGGCTGCTTCGGTCATAATCTGCATAATCGCATATTCAGCAAAGTCTTGAACCGCACGAGCAGCAACTTTATCTTCTACGGCTAATACTCGGTCTCTCAATCTTTCACGGAACTGGATTCTATCCCGTTCACGTTGAGACTTTTCCATATCGCCGATAGGAATACCTTCAGCAAGTTCAGGAGCTAAATCTTCTAGGTCATCCCACCAAGCAATCAACCAATCAGATATCTCTTTAGATTCTGGCGAAGTATCGTGGTAAGCAGAAAGACCCATAACGACGTATTCATCTTCTAATGGACGTAAACCTAAGAACTTGGTGACTGTAGTATAAACGAGACCAACAGACTTTGGATACTGCCATTCTTT